GGATGATGCGCCGCTCGATGCAGGCACGCTCATGGGCGATGTTCTGCATTTCGAGACCCTAATGGTCTGGTGGCCGAAATGGAAGGTTTGGCGCGAACTGAACGACGATGGTTCAGTCGGTCAGCCGATCGCTCCGGCACGCTGGCGCTATCTCCGCGAGGGTGACGACGGCTTCGTCGAGGATCAGGCTGATGCCTGAAACCACGCCCATTTCCGCCATGGGGAACTGCGAAGACCTCGCGGACGCCATCGAGCGCGGCGAGCATCTGGAGGCACCCAGCCATGAATAACTGGCCTGAAATGATGGTCAAGCGGGTGGCTGATGTCATCGCGTCGGTGCGGGGTCTGATCAGCGACAGGGAGGCGAGGGCAGCATGACCGTCGAGCATTTCAACGCCCTGCTGGAACTTATGGACATGTACGCCGCAAAGCATGGCGTCGTTTGGAGCAAACGAGATGGTTAAGAAATACAAACTACTCCCCGAGCACAAAGCGCGTTTTTCGGAATGGCGCGACCGCTGGATCGCAAACGCCATGTCGACGGAGGCCATGACCAGCGAAGACCGCGCTGCATGCGTCGAAGCGGTCCACGGCGTGTATGCCGCGGCGAACCTGCCGCCGCCGAAGCATATCGTATTTGTGCCGAGCCCGTTTGTGCTGGCGTTTGCTGGCGGATTTGCGGCGGCGCGGTGGCACAAGGCCAAGGCCGCGACGAGGGCCGCGACGGAGGCCGCGACGAGGGCCGCGACGGACTATTCGCGCTGGTATGTCATACCCTGTGATATGCGCGCAGTCGCGGAAGCGCTCGGGGTAGGAGACTTCGGCCTTCAGTGCGCGGCTAAAGCGTGGAAACTGTGGTCGGGAGGAAATCAATGGGCAGGGTATGACGCTTTTCTGAGCTTCTTCCAGGACATCGCTCATCTGCCTATTGATTATTCGGCCTACCGCCACTGGCGAACACTGGCTGAGCGGTCTGGCCCGCGCATCGTCCATCCTGACTTCTGCATGATTTCTGATCGGCCCGCAGTCCTCAAGGTCGATGCACAGAACCGCCCGCACTGCGAGGACGGCCCTTTCTGCGAATGGCGCGATGGTACTCAACTTTACTCGTGGCACGGCGCCCGCATCCCGGCACGGTGGATCATGGAGAAGTCCACAATCGACCCGACCGAGATACTGCGCGAACAGAACGTTGAACTTCGCGCAGCCGGATCTGCGTGCATAGGGTGGCCGCGCATGCTGTCCGCACTCGATTACAAGATCATAGATGCCGATCCGGACCCGTCGCACGGCGAGCTTATCGAGCTGCGCCTTGAAGGCCTGCCCAAGCCGGGCCGCTTCCTGAGGGCCGAATGTCCGCGCAACGGCGCGATCGTTGAAGGCGTGCCCAGTGAGATTAAGACTGTTCACGAAGCTCAGGCCTGGCGCGTCGGACTCGCGCCGTCCGAGTTCAAATATCCCGAAGTCCGCACATGAAAGGAACTGACATGAATCGTGAAGTCATCGGCGCCCAAGGCGAAATCACCATATTCCGCGTTAGCGAACTGCCGGACGGCCTGCGGGCAATGCCCGAGAAGGACAAGTTAGGTCGCCCGATCATCAGCCACAGCGAAAGCGGGAATCATCACATTCTCGCCCGCGCGGTTGACGTGCTGGAACACCCGTCTCCGCCAACCGGTATGCGCATACTCTACGCGCTGCTCGACGAGCCGACGATGCTCATCCAGGACGCCGATGAACCGCATGGCTCGCACATGCTGGATGCCGGTTACGTCGAGTTCCGCATTGCCCGCGAATATGATCCGTTCGCCGAACAGGCGCGGATTGTCGCCGACTGAACAGGGAGCCGGGCGGGGATCGTAACCCGCCCGGTGGCTTTTGATGACAGCGCCCACCCGCATAATCGCCCGCTGGCCGGAGATGATGGGATGACCGTCGAAATCCTCATCGGCGATGCGCGGGAAGTGATGCCTCGGAAGGCGCCTTTCGACATGATCATCGCCGATCCCCCGTATGGCGATACGTCTCTCGCATGGGATAAGCGGGTGCATGGCTGGCACAGTATCGCGCGGTCCTGCATCTCGCCGGCTGGTTCAATGTGGGTGTTTGGTTCCCTCCGATATTTCCTCGCTGAGCATGAAAAATTTGAAGCGGCTGGATGGCGGATTGCTCAAGAAATAGTCTGGGAAAAGCACAACGGAAGCGGCTTCCATGCTGCCCGATCAGATGCCGTGGTTGGTCCACACCTGTCCGATCAACGGGATGATGCTCGCCGATTACGATAAGGCGGACAAGCTTCTCGCGCAAGCAGCCTGCGCCGAAATCGGCTGAGGAGATGGCCTCGATCCGCGCCCGCGCATGGGCGACGCGGCGGGGCAAGTATGGAGAAAGGGGACACCGATGAATACCTGTGAAACTTGCCGCTGGTGGGCGCGCGGGCGTGTCTACACGAAAGAGCGGTACGGCGATATCCCCGAACGGGTCGCATGGTCAGCCGCGCAGACCGGGAAGTACATTATTCAGGACGGGGAATGCCGAATAGTCGCACCCTACCGATGCGGCGGATATTTCCCGACAACTTTCGAGTTTCAGGGCTGCGGCGAGCACCAACCTGCTGACAAGGAACCCACCCCATGATCATCTCCACCGAATGCCCCCGCTGCTACGGCACGGGTGAAGTCTGCGGCGTCACCCCGAGTAGGCGGTCGCGCTTCGTCGGCTACGATGACTTGTCGCCGGACGACTACACCGTCGCCTGCCCGCGCTGCCTTGGGACTGGTGTGGTCGATTACGATCCCGAGGACGAGGTTGAGGAGTGGATGCGATGACCGACCCATCTACAATAGCCTCAAGACTGAGTGAGGCGCAGAGCTACGGGCCAGACCTTGGGCTATTTGCGGCAAGGCTGCGCGAGACCCGCGAACTTCGCCGGATGACGCTGCAGGATGTTGCCGACGCGAGCGGCTTCGCAAAGAGCCACGTATGGGAGCTTGAAAGCGGCAAATCCCGCAACCCGACAGTACGTGCAGTGTGGTCGTTGGCGCGGGCGCTATGTGTAAGTCCGGCGTGGCTGCTTGGCCTTGACCACGAAGCAACTCACCTGGACCCCCTCGTCCATCGGGTGGCGGCCCTCATCAATACAGAATTGACGCGCCGCGCACTGATATCGGAGGATTGATGATGCCTGAGGAATGGTTCGAAATCGCCTACATCAACTTCAACAAGGCTATCCTGCACGGTCGTGCGATGGCCGGTAAAGATGAGTTCGGCTGCCGCATTGAGAGGTCAATCGAACAGGAGCTTACGCCAGAACAGCGAACGCAAGTGGAGAACCTCTCCAGCAAGCACGATAGGCAAATGCAGGCCCTGCTAAGCAGTTTCGTCGATCGGTAGGGGGGATTGATGATGGACCGAGATGAACTTGCCGCGCTCGATGCAGTGGGCGCCGCACTGATGGGAGCCGATGCATGAGCTTCGACCCAAACGTCCACGTTCCAGGGTCGTGGCGGTGCGCGAAATGCGGTTTTCGCCTGCAGCAGATGAACCTCAATGCGCAGGACGGCACGGTCACCTCCAGGGACCAAGCCGGCGATGTCTGCCCGAATGACGGTGCTCCTCTCTGGCGGGTGACATGGAAGGATGACGCGGCCGAAGCGTTCGACCAGATACAGGCTCTTATTGATGAGAATGCGCGGCTGCGGGAGGCGAACGGCATCCTTGAAGACGCCCTGCAAGAGGTGGGGGACGACTATCCCGGTTCGTCGTGCCAGCAGTGGTGTCAACATCAAGTCAAGGCGGCCCGCGCAGCCTTGTCGCCTAATCCCGACCAGCAGGAGGATTGATGATGGCCGACCAATCTATCATTTCACAGGTTCGCGATGAGGGATACCGCGCCGGCTACGCGCAAGCGTCGATGCTTACGCACGATGACGCATACATCAAAGGGTTTGATGACGCCACTCGACAGGCCGACGGTTTGGCCTTCACCGGCCTGTTGTGTGGGATCGCATTGGCAACGTTCATATGGGGTCTTTGGGCCGCAGTTTTCCCGTCAAACTGCTGACCCATGATGCCTTGTCGCCTAATCCCGACTAACCCGTCGGCCAGGCGTCGATCACAGACGAAAACCAGCGACCCGCGAGCGCGTTCGTGTGCCCCGAGCAGACCGGGCGGACAAGGGCTTGCGCGACGTGCGCGCTATGTTGGTCAACGCGAAAAAATGTGGCATTCATTGCACACTGATCGGTGAAACAGGGGGAATCTAATGCACGGTAGTATCGTCGCTCCGGACCGGGACCGCCGGGGCTGGTTCTTGCCGACGCGGGCTGCGATCGAGCGTTTCAGAGAGAAGTGCCGCTTCGAGCCGGAGACCGGTTGCGTCCTGTGGGTAGGCGGCCAGACATCGGGCCGCGGGCACAACTTCCCATATGGATCCTTCTGGTACGAGGGGCGACGCTGGTTCGCACATCGGTGGGCGGCCAAGTTCATCCACGGACTGGACATCGACGACATGCAGGTCGACCACTGCTGCCCGCACATCCCAAGGCCCAACACGCTGTGCGTCCAGCATCTCCAGGCGATCACGCCGGCGCTCAACCGCGAACTGCAAACGCGCCGCTTGTACATCCATCTTCAGGTGGGGCTCGTCGACGTTAACGAGGTCTTCGGTGCCCCCGTCGAGCACGACATGACCTTGCCATATTTCGTCGAACCCGAGTGGTTGAAGTAGGTGGTTTAACGTGATACGAGAGAAAGCATGACCGAGAAAACAGGTATCGAACAGGCGATTGATCTCGCCTCCGCCCGCGACCCGAATGCCACGGGGCGCGACATCCTTGCCCGCCAGCTAGGCGTGACCATCCAGGCTGTCAGCCAGTGGGCGGTCCGCGGCTGGTGCCCTCCGGCTCGTGCTCTCGAGATCGAGGACCTCTACGGGATTCCCCGTAGACTTCTCGTCAAGCCGGAGCTCCGCGAATTATTCGACTGATATCCGAAGGCGCACCCTCGGGAGGGGGCGTTCGACAAAAGGGGAATACCATATGCGCCGGGGCGCCTATTACAACGAGCACGACCCTTTTGCCGCCGCATGGCTGCGCAACCTGATCAGCGCGGGGCATATCGCACCGGGCGACGTGGACGAAAGGGACATTCGTGACATTCAACCAGACGACCTCCGGGGCTACGTTCAGTGCCATTTCTTCGCCGGGATCGGCGTCTGGAGCTACGCGTTGCGAAACGCCGGATGGACTGACGACAGACCCATCTGGACCGGCAGTTGCCCCTGCCAACCTTTCAGCTCGGCAGGCCGAGGCGATGGGTTTGCTGACGAGCGGCACCTCTGGCCGTACTGGCATTGGCTCATCGCCCAACTTCGACCTCCAGTCGTTGCTGGAGAACAGGTTGCGAGCAAGGACGGACTTGGCTGGCTCGATCTTGTATCGGCTGACCTGGAAGGGACGAACTACGCCTTCGGGGCGAGTGATCTGTGCGCTGCGGGCTTCGACGGCGCGCACATCCGCCAACGCCTCTACTTCGCCGCAATTGATCGGCTGGCCGACGCCGAGAACAGTAACGGGCGGGGCGGAGAGCCAGGAGCGGAAACAGGAACTCGGTCGGACGGCGAGCGGGGGCGGCGATCTCCAAGCCGCGGCGTTGTTCGCGGGCTGGCCGACGCCAACGGTGACAGACACGACGCGCGGATCACCGGAGACCGATGCGCAGAAGAAAGCGAGAGGGGCCCACACCGGAACCTCGATGATCGACGCGGCGGCGCTGGCGGGTTGGTCGACGTGCAGCAGCAGAGATTGGAAGGACACGCCCGGGATGGCAGTCGAGGGGGTGAACCCCGACGGGTCCAGCCGGACACGCCTGGATCAACTGCCGAGGCAGGCAGCGCTGGCGGGCTGGCCGACGCCGAGCGCGAGCAACGCCGACAAATCGGTTCGATCGCGGGCGGGAGCGGAAGCGGAAGCGCGGCGCAAGGGTTGGACGAACGACCTCTGCACGGCCGCGATGAGTGTCGCCGGGTGGCCGACGCCGACAGTCGGGAATGCGGCAGGATCGCAGATGGCGAAGGACGCCAGCCCGACCGGCAAGCGCCCCGACGGCAGCAAGGCGACGGTCAGCCTCAACCAAGTGGCGAGCTTCGCGGGATGGCCAACTCCAATGGCAGGCACCCCAGCGCAGAACGGCAACAATCCGGCGGGCAACACGGACAGCTCGCGGCAGACAGTGGCGATGGCACTGGACGCGCCCATGCGCCTATGCTCGGACGGGACGCTGCTGACTGGCTCTACTGCCGGGATGGCAAGTGGCGGCCGGTTGAACCCGGCACATTCCCGCTGGTTGATCAGACTCCCTCCCGAGTGGGACGACTGCGCGCCTACGGCAATGCCCTCGACGCGGAGACCGCGACGCAATTCGTCGGAGCGGTGAAAGCGATTGACGACTTCATGGCGGTCGTATGACACATGGCGGACGGGGGTGCATCCGACATGAATAACGTAGCGCGAGTCGCGCCGGCCCATAAGTTGCTGTCAGCCCCGGCCGATCTGCGAGCGCTTCCTGGATGGCTGTGCTGGCGTGCTGAAATAAACCCTAACGGCGACAAGCCGCTCAAGGTTCCGTACTGGGCGTCGGGCGGCAAGCGCCACGGTCGGCAGGGCGGGCCCGAGGACCGGTCGAAGTTGGTGACGTTTCCGGCAGCCGTAGCCGCGGCTCAGCGCCTCGGCATGGACGGCGTCGGTTTCGCGCCGCTGCCCGAGTGGGGGATTGTCGCGCTCGACTTCGACAAGTGCGTCGACGCCGACGGCCACCTGCCTCCGGAAGTGAGCGCGATCGTCAAGGACGCCTACAGCGAATTCAGTCCGTCCGGCCAGGGCGTGCGGTCGTTCATGCGCGGCAACATCGGCAACCGAAAGTCGATGGCCAAGGGCAACGAGTTCGGTTTCGAGACCTTCAGCACGACCGGCTTCGTCACGCTGACCGGCAATGCGCTGCCGCACGTCGAGCTTCTCGAACTGGAGGACGTGATCCCGCCGGTGACGCCGGCTGTCCTTGATCTGTGCGAAAAGCGCTTCGGTGCCTCCACACCGAAGCTGGCCGATCCGGACGATCCGTTCATCGGATTGGAACCGCGCCTCGGCCTTGACGTCGACCAGATGGAAGACCTCTTGCGCCAACTCGATCCGGACATCAGCCGCGACGAGTGGATCCGGGTCGGCATGGCGCTGCACCACGAGACCGAGGGTGACGACACCGGTTTCGCCTTGTGGAACGACTGGTCTGCCCCTGGGCACAAGTACCCCGGAGAGGAAGCGCTCTGGCAGCAATGGGACAGCTTTACGCGCCGGGCCGGACCAGGCCAGCGCCAGGTAACGATGGCCAGCGTCATCAAGCTGGCCAACGAGGCAACAGGGCTGACGGAAGCCGACTTGCGCGCGGTTGCCGATCAAGTGGCGCCCGGCAACGCCGGACCGCGCACGCCGGGCGACTTCGACGGGAAGTTCAAGGCGGTAAGCGCGGCGGACGTCGTCCAGAGGCCACCACTGGACTGGCTGATAAAGGGTATACTGCCGAAGGGCGACGACCCGGTCGTGATCTTTGGGGCACCGTCAGCCGGCAAGTCATTCGTGGCGATGGATCTCGCCGGAGCCATGGCGCGCGGCGTCGACTGGTACGGCCGGCGCGTGAAGAAGGGCCGCGTGCTGATAGTCGCAGCTGAAGGCGGCGGAGGCATGCCGCTGCGCTTGAGAGCATATTGCAAGCATCACGGAATCCGCCCCGAGGACCTCGACGTCGCGGTCGTCGATGCTGCACCGAACCTGATGAACAAGGAAGACGTGCAGGAACTGGTCAAGACGATCGTCGCGCTCGGCGACGTACAGGCGGTCATAGCCGACACCCTAGCGCAGATGACCGCGGGGGCCAACGAGAACGCTGGCGAGGACATGGGCGTCGCACTCGGCAACGCCAAGATAATCGCCCGTGTCACTGGCGCGACGGTCGTACTCGTCCATCACTCGGGCAAGGATGCGTCCAAGGGCGCGCGCGGGTGGAGCGGCATCAAAGGTGCCGCCGCCGCGCAGCTGGAGATCATCCGCCACGAGGACGGCCAGCGCGAGATACTGATCGAGAAGATGAAGGACGGCCGGGACGGAGACCGCTACGGCTTCAGGCTGGCGACGATCGACCTCGGCATGGACGCTGACGGCGATCCGCTGGAGAGCCTCGCGGTCGAGCCGGTCGAACTAAAACCGACCGAGAACGAGCAGCCGCGCAAGAACTTCGTCCGCAGAGGCCGCATCGAGCGTCACATACTGGAGATGATCGAGCTGGAGTGGTCGAGTGCGCAGGCAGAGGATTACGACACGTTCGTGAAGCGCTGCGCGGACGGTTTGCCCCCACCAGAGGAAGGGAAGCGGGACAACCGCAAGTTCCTGGTCGTCCGCGCCATCAGCACGTTGACCAAGGGCAAGGACGCCCCCGTGGCCGTTGCGCATGGCCGTGTCGTTTTTTGTGAGTGAGTGCTTGACACGTTGAAGCAGGCACTTTAACGGTGCGGGTACAGATTGGTTTTAGCAATTAGGAGATACGCGAATAATGACCGTTGTGGTTCCCGACCGCCTAGGGCGGCGTCGCCTTAACAGGCTCCTCTGCGCACGTTACGAGAAAGCCTTTGAAGGCACTATTCCGTGGGATAGCGACGACGCTATCGCCGCGCACGAGGCCATCGACCGCAACTACGCCCGTGCCCGGCAACTGATGCTGGAGCATCTGGACGCGCAGGCAATTCTTATCGTCGATCTGCAGGAGCGCCTTCGCTTGCTGCAGCGAAAGCAAGCAAAAGGAGAAAACAGTTGAACATCAATCTTCATATCCAGGCCACCGACGGTGACGATCTCCGCAGGCAGCTGCGCAGCATCCTCGGGGACGAGATCGCGCCGTGTCCGGTCCCTGTGGGTTCCGCCAGCGAGGCCGACACCGCGCAGGCGGAACACCCGGCTGAAACCGAGAAGCCCAAGGCGACACGCACGCGCCGGTCGACCAAGGACACTGTGACCGAGGTGCAGAACGAGACGACAGAACCCAAGCCCGAGCAGGAGAGCGCTGAGGCCGAGGGGGAGTCTGGGTCTGGTGCGAAGACTGTCGAGCCGAGCGCGGCCAGCGACGCGCCAGCAACGTCATCCTCTACCTCTGCCGCGACCACCGCGTCCGCCGCTGGGTCTGACACCGCGCCTGTCACGATCGACACCATCCGCGAACTGACGCTGAGCGTCGTCGACAAGCGTGGCAAGGAAGGTATCGAGGCGGTTCTCAGTGAGTTCGGCGTCCAGCGCTCGACCCAGGTGCCTGAAGCGCAGTGGGACGAGCTGGCAGCAGCGCTGCGCGACGCACTGGAGGACTGAGACGGTGACGACGCACGCCAAGCTCTCGCCATCCTCCGCCCACCGGTGGTTGCGCTGCCCCGGCAGCGTGCCGCTGGAGGCGGAGTTCCCCGACGTATCGTCGATCTATGCCAAGGAAGGCACGCTGGCCCACGAGCTTGCTGCCGGCCACCTGGGCCAGAACTGGGCGCTGCAGGAGTACGTCGGTCAGGAATGGCGCTTCGACGACGGCACGCACATGATTATCTCGCAAGAGATGGTCGACTACGTGCTGGGCTATTGCGGGCGCGTCCGTGCCTACGCAGCAGGCGCATCGCTGATGGTCGAACAGCGTGTACCGATCGGGCACCTGACGGGAGAGGAAGGCGCCGCGGGCACCTCGGACGTTGTCGTCATTGACAACACCGAGCTGCGCATAGCGGACCTGAAGTATGGTCGTGGTGTCGAGGTCCTCGCGGCCGACAACGAGCAGATGCAGATTTACGCACTCGGGGCACTGGAGCGCTATGGCGTGTTCACCGATTTCGAGACGGTAGCCATGGCGATCGACCAGCCGAGGATCGGCAACTACATCTCGCCGCAGACGACCTGGACTATCCCGGTCAACGATCTGTACGAGTTTGGCGAGGTTGTCTCGGACGGCGCGCGCCTCGTGCGCGCCGCCGAGGTCGCCATGATCGACGACGCGAAGTTTCGCAAGTACCTGAACCCGGGCGAGAAGCAGTGCAAGTTCTGCCGCGCCAAAGCGACGTGCCCGGCCATCCGCGAGGAAGTCATGGCAACGCTCGCGGCTGTTGATCTCAAGCCCGCGACCGTCGATGAATTCGCTGCCTTCGTGCCTGTCGAAGTCACTGGCGAGACCTCGCCGAACTACCTGTCTGTAGCCATGGCCAAGGTCGATCTCGTCGAGGACTGGTGCAAGGCGGTTCGCGCGCGGGTCTTCGAGATACTGGCTGCCGGGCAGCCAGTGGACGGCTTCAAGCTGGTGCAGGGCCGCGCCGGGCCGCGCAAGTGGCTCGACGACGACGCAGCCGCCGAGGTGATGAAATTCAAGTTCAAGATGCGCATCCCCGAGATACACACGATGAACGTGATCTCGCCGACCGAAGCGGAAAAGCGCATCAAGAAACTTCGCGGCGGTGCGAAGAAGTGGTCCGAGATGGAGCACCTCGTCGTCCGGTCCGAAGGAAAGCCGTCGGTGGCTCCGGTCTCCGACAAACGGCCAGCAGTCACGCTGGCAGCGAGTGCGGAGGATTTCGCCGCGCTGGTACAAGTTGAGGAGTAAAGAATATGCAATTGATGTTGAAGAACAAGCGGCTCGCTTTCCCGGCGCTCGCAACCCCGCAGTCGATCGGCGAAGGCGAGCCCGCCTACGGCGGTCGCCTGATCATCGATCCGAGCGACCCAGACGTCGCCGTGATCGACAAGGCGATCGAGGACGTGGCCCGCGAGAAGTGGAAAGACAAGGCCGCCGACGTGCTCCAGGTGCTGCGCGAGGACAAGAAGCTGTTCTTCCTCAAGTCGCCGTACCGCAGCTCGAAGACCGGCAAGGTCTACGACGGCTTCGAGGATTCGTTCTCGATCGGCATGCGCAACGCCAAGCAGCGTCCGACCGCGATCGACAAGTACGGCAAGGAGATCACCGACAAGAGCGACATCGAGCGCATCCTGTACGCGGGCTGCCGCGTGCATGCCAAGGTCGAAATCTGGGCACAGGACAACAGCTTCGGGCGGCGCATCAACTGCTCGGTGCTCGGTGTCATGTTCGCGGACGACGGCCAGTCGTTTGGCGGTGGCGCTGCGCCGGCGTCTGCCGACGAGTTCTCGTCGCTGGCGAAGAAGCCCGAGGACACGCTAGACGCCGGCTCCGGCGGTGGTGAGTACGTCTGATGGCCGCGGCGAAGGAAGGGCACAACTCCAGCGCGACCGACGACCGCCTTCGGCTCCTGATCGAGCGCATTGAGCGCCTTGAGGAGGAGAAGAAGGGCATCGCCGACGACATCAAGGATGTCTACAGCGAGGCCAAGGCGGTCGGCTACGACGCCAAGATCATGCGGCAGATCGTCCGCCTGCGGAAGATGAAGCCTGACGATCGCCGCGAGATGGAGGAGGTACTCGACGTCTACAAGGCTGCGCTCGGCATGAGCTACGTCTAAAGTTGGTGCTTGTACGTCGATTCCATAGATGCTAGATACTTGGGTGCGCCGGGGAGAGATCGATTGTGGAATCGCCTCTCGAACAGCCCCGGCGCACCCTGCTCTTAGCCGAGCCGTGCCGGGGAACATAGGTAGTCTTCATTCCCCGGACGTCTCGTGTTGCTGACACCTCGGCACGGCTCAGCTAAGAGCAGGGGGATTTCCGTGAGCAGACAGACGCTCTTTCTCGATCTTGAAACCTATTCGGACGTGCCGATAACCAACGGCACCTATGCCTACGCCGAGCGAGCCGAAGTGCTGCTGGTGGCGTGGGCGTGGGATGACGAGGACGTTGTTGTTTGGGACGCGACGGTAGGCGCGTGGGAGCAGGTGTACGCGTCCATGCTGCAAGCCATGCTGGATCGCGCGGAGCAGATCGTGGTCCACGCCAAGAGCGATTTCGATCCGGTCGTGCTGCGCAAGCATGGTCTCGACGTGCCGCAGGAGAAAGTGCTGAACACATCGATCCTCGCATTGCAGCACAGCCTGCCGGCCGGTCTGGGCGAGTTGTGCCGCGTGCTCGACGTGCCGTTCGACCTGGCGAAGGACAAGGCGGGAAAGAAGCTGATCCAGTTGTTCACCAAGCCGCAGCCGAAGAACCGGAAGGTGCATCGCGCCACGCGCGACACGCACCCCGTTGAGTGGGAGGCTTTCAAGACCTACGCAGCCTCAGACATTACGGCCATGCGCGAGGTGCTGCGCAGGATACCGCGCTGGAACGACACGCCGTTCGAGCGGCACATCCAGATGCTCGACCAGCGCAGCAACGAGCGCGGCGTGCGGATCGACCTCGAACTGGCTGAGGCTGCCCTGCGCGCCTTCGACCGCACCAAGAAGCATCTTTCAGCGGAAGGAGCGGAAGCGACTGGCGGGGCTGTCCGCGCGCTGACACAGCGCGACAGGCTGCTGGAGTTCATCAACGAGGGTCTGGGCTTCGAGTTGCCGAACTTGCAGAAGGGGACGGTGCGGGATCTGCTGGACAGCGATATCGACCCGGTGGTGCGCGAGATACTTGAACTGCGGCAGCAGGCCGCAGCGGCCTCTCCCGCGAAGTACAAGGCCGCGCTCCGCACGGTGTCGCCCGACGGCAGGCTGCGCGGCATGACGCAGTATTGCGGCGCGTCGCGCACGTCGCGCGATGCCGGAAGGCTTGTTCAGTTGCAGAACCTGCCGAGGCCGACGCTGAAGCCGCACGAGATCGAGACGGGCATCAGGGCGATGAAGATGGATTGCGAGGCGCTGATCTATGACCACCGTTAGCGAGATGTGCGTCAACGCGATCCGCGGCCTGCTGATAGCCGATAAGGGCTGCAAACTGGTCGTCGCCGACCTGTCGAATATCGAAGGCCGTGTCGCGGCATGGGTCGCGGGCGAAGAATGGAAGTTGCAGGCATTTCGCGACTTCGACACGATCCTCGGCCACGACGAGAAAGGCGAGCCCATTCGCAAGGGGCACGACCTCTACAAGATCGGCGCCGGGCGCATCCTCGGAAAGCGCCCGGAGGATGTCACCAAGCTGGAGCGCCAGAACGAAGGGAAAGTGCCTGAATTGGCTTGCTTTGGCCCTGATACCCAAGTGTTGACGAACAACGGCGTTAAGCGCATTACCGAGGTACTGCTGACCGACAAACTGTGGGATGGTGTTGAGTGGGTAGAACACGGAGGATTCATATTCCGAGGAAACCGGAAAGTGATACGGATCGCAGGCGTAGAGATCACGCCGGATCACCTTATGCTGGCCGGAAAGACTTGGCTGTCGGCGCAGATGGTCGCTACCTTCCCGAGTATCCTAGACCTGGTATCGGCGACCGGAAAGGCGAGCTTACCGTCGTCGGACTTGATATCGGACCTATGGGCGGCCTGCGTGGAGTTCGCGTACAGTGCTCATGCGGCAGGGAGCCGCACGTTGTTGATCCGGGGAACTTCCGTAAGGGAGCCTCGCAACGATGTCCGGCTTGTGCGGTCAAAGCTGCCGGGAAGTGGCGAAAAGGGTGGTTTGGTTACGCGGACGTCTGCCCCGATGAAGCGCACAGACGACGACTCTGCAACCGGATATCCGCCTGCTACAACCGATGTCACAACCCTCGCGACAAGGGTTTTCCCAACTACGGAGGCCGGGGAATTACGGTTCACGCCGCATGGCGGAGCGACAGACGAAGTTTCTTGGCGTATCTCGTCACTCTCGACGGGTGGGACAAGCCTGAACTCGAACTCGACAGGATTGACGTCGATAAAGGCTACGAGCCCGGCAATCTGCGATTCGTCACTCACCGCGCGAATCGTAACAATGTCCGTAAAGTGCGCGACATGCAAAAGCGTATCGAATACCTGGAGGAGTGTTTACGATATTGTAAATGCGGGGCCCCGAAGGCGTTTCACGATTATTTCTGAAACCGGGCCCCTGATAGTTCACAATTGTCAATTTGGAGGTGCTGTAGGGGCCTTTACCACGATGGGCGCGAACTTCGGTGTCGTGCTCCCGGAAGACCGTGTGGTCGAGATCGTCAAGGCTTGGCGCAAGCAGCACCCGCGCATCGTTTCCACGTGGTACGCGATCGAGGATGCGGCCAAGGCGGCTATCCGCTTTCCGGACGAGAGCTTCGAGGTCAACGGAATGCTGCGCTTCGATAGCGTCAACGGTTGGTTGCGCATCCGGATGCCGTCGGGCACTTACCTCAGTTACCCGAACGCACAGGTCGGGACGGTGTGCGCGCGCTGCGAGGGCACCGGCAAGCATCTGGAGACCGGCGTCGCCAACGCGACGAAGATGGTCGTATGCCTGGATTGCGACGGCACAGGCAAGTCGGACACACAAATTCGCTACGACGGAGTTGATCAATATACTAAGAAGTGGGGCGTAATTCGTTCATATGGGGCGAAATTTTTTGAAAATAGTATTCAGAAAATAGCACGAGACGTGTTCATGCACGGCTTTGCCCGCGCCGAGGAGCACGGTTATGCTGTAGTCGCCCGGGTCCACGACGAACTGATCACCGAGGTGCCGGACACGCCCGAGTATACGGCGGCGGAACTGAGCGCGCTCATGGCAACAAACCCTTCATGGTCTGTCGGGCTGCCTCTAGCGGCAGCCGGGCACGAAATGAAGCGATACGCGAAGCTGGACTGATGGGCCGCCCGGAAGCACGCATAGAGAACTACCTGCGCCGGCGGGTGAAGGAGGAGGGCGGCTGGATACGCAAGGCGCGCTGGATAGGGCGCCGCGGTGCAGCCGACAACATCATAGGTTGGGAGCACCCGCATATGGCCTTCGTGGAGTGCAAGCGCGAGGGTGAGGACATCGACTGGAACAGCCCGCAGGGCCGCGAAGTCGTCCGTCTGCGCCGTCTCGGCTTTGCCGTATATGTCGTCAACAGCACAGCGTCGGTCGAGCAGGCCATCGCTGCAACCAAAGGGAGCGAATCGTGAAACACACAATGGTGGATCTCGAGACATGGGGGACACAGCCGGGATCGGCGCTGCGGTCGATCGGCGCTGTCGTATTCAATCCCAAGACCGGCGAGACGGCAGACCAGTTCTACCGCAACATAACCCGCGAATCGTGCGAGGCCGTCGGTCTCGCGGTCGATCCAGTGACCGAGAAGTGGTGGGACGATCAGTCAGCCGAGGCTCGCGCTGCCCTCGAACCTGATCAGGCTCCATTGGCGCAGGCTCTTGTTGAATTCGACAAATGGTGGCGCGCTACGAAAAGCGAATTTTTCTGGTCGCACGGCGCAAACTTCGACGAGGTGCTGCTTCGGTGCGCCTTTGGCGCGGTCTGCCTCGATGCGCCGTGGCAGTTCTGGAACGTCCGGTGCTGCCGCACGGTCCTCGCGCTCAACAACCGCAAGCCGAAGCGCGAGGGCTTGCTTCATCACAATGCCCTGGACGACGCTACCGCGCAAGCGCGAGCTGTCGCGGCTGCGCTGCGCAGTGGCCAGACATTCCTGTGACAGCGCCAACCCCAAAGCCCACCGTTCGTGAACTGGTCCTGCGTGCGTGCAAGGTAGCCCGCGTCTGCGAGAAAGACGTGTTCAACGGATCGCGTTACAACATCCATGTCGAGCCGCGCTTTGCCGCTATCTACGTAGCCCACCAGAACGGCGCCGGGCTGTCTCATATCGCCAGGCAGCTAGGCCGCGACCACACCAGCGTGTTGAACGCAGTAGCGCGCAGCAAAGAGCGCCTGGCGAGCGACGACCGGTTCCGGGGTATCGTCGCTGCCATCAGTGACGAGAGCCGCTGGCATGGCTAGGATATTCGAGCCGCACCCCCACCAGCGCGACGGACTGGACTTCTTATGCAACGTGCGCCGTCCGGCGCTCTGGATGCCGATGGGTGGCGGCAAGTCGGTGACGACCCTTACCGCGCTGACACAGCTCGACTACTGCGACGATATCTTCCCGGTGCTGGTGCTGGCGCCTCTGCGTGTCGCCAACAGCACATGGGTCAACGAGGTGGCCAAGTGGGAGCATACGCAGCACTTGCGGGTCTCGCCGATCGCCGCGCGGCGCAATCCGAAGATGAGCGCCACAGCGGCCGAGCGAGAGGCCGCGCTTCGCAAGCCGGCCGATATCTACACACTGCCCTACGGATCGCTGGAGTGGCTCGTGGACAAGCTCGGCGCCGACTGGCCGTTCCGGACGGTGATCGCCGATGAATCGACACGCCTCAAGAATTTCAGACTGAGGCAGGGCGCCAAGAACCCCAGGGCCCTTGGCAAGGTGGCACACACCCGCGTCGACCGCTTCATCAACCTGACAGGAACACCTGGCAGCAACGGACTGAAGGACCTGTGGGGTCCGGCGTGGTTTCAGGATCAGGGCGAGCGGCTAGGGCGCACGTACAGCGCCTTCGAGCAGCGCTGGTTCCGCAAGGGCTACGACGGCTACAGCCTGGAGGTGCTGGACCACGCCGAGAGCGAGATCCACGCCAAGCTGCGCGACATATGCCTGACAGTGCGCGGCCTTGATGTCGATGAGCCGATCCGCAACATCATCGGGGTCGAGTTGCCTCCTGCGGTGCGCCAGCACTACCGGTCCATGGAAAAGAACTTCTGGGCTGACATCGGTGCGGAAGGCGTCGAGGCGGCCAACGCGGCGGTCAAGTCCGGAAAGCTGCTGCAGATCACCGGCGGCAACATATTCACCGACGAGTTCGGCACCTACGAGGCGCTGCACGAGGCCAAGCTGGACGCGCTGGAGAGCGTGATCGAGGAAGCGGCGGGCACGCCCGTGTTCGTCTCGTACAACTACCAGCCGGAACTGGAACGCATCCTCAAGCGCTTCCCGTCCGCGCGGCATCTCGACGCCGATCCGAAGACCGAGGCTGACTGGAACGCCGGCCGTATTCCGGTTCTCGTGGCGCACCCCGCGTCGGCAGGACACGGCCTGAACCTTCAGGACGGCGGCAACATCCTCGTCTTCTACGGCATAGGATGGGACCTCGAACTGCACGACCAGATTATCGAGCGCATCGGTCCGCAGCGGCAAAAGCAGAGCGGCTACGACCGCAATGTCTACATCCACTATCTCATCGCGACAGACACAGTCGACGAGGTCGTGTTCGAGCGGCTGGCGACTAAGCGGTCGGTGCGCGAGGTACTTCTAGAAGCTATGGAAAGGAGACGTTAGCTATGACGCTCGCCGAACTGCAGAAGCCAGTAGACGGTTGGCTGCTCGACCGGATCATGCGCCGGCGATCCATCCTCGCCCCAGAGGACTTCTGGGAGGTGGCGTTGATCCGCGAGCGTGACGGCAAACTTGTCGGCGCCATAGAGACGTCTTTTGGTGCCGCGTTGTTTTCGGCAATCGTGGACGCCCGTAAGGCCGACGGCCAGTGCGGACCTTCCTGAGCCTGCGGTTCTGGCTTTGGGCACTTGTCCTGTGGTGGTTCGCACCCTCAGTCGCTTTCTTCCTCCTCGGCGGCGGCGGCCATCCCTGGTGACTGCTCGAAGGACTTTTCCAGATGATTGCGGAACGCGAGTGCGTCCTGTCGAATGATCGGATCCTGCGACGCGATCACACCGATCTGGTCGAGTGCTTTGCGCTGTTTGGCCGGAGTATCGAGCACGGGAGCATGCGCCAGCCAGCGCGCGAACTTCGGCGACGACAGCAGGGCACCGCCTGCAAACTGCGAGCCGGCGCCAACCATGAACGATATGGGGTGCAGGGTCGCCCACAGGGATTGCAGCGCGATGTTGCCGCCAAGGATACCCTTGTGCAGGGTATGGCCAGAGACGTTCTTGGACGTCTTCGTGCTCTCGGAAAGTTTGGCCAGATCATCAAGCGCCTGCCGCATCTTGCCGTCCGGGAACATCCCGTCCTTGGCCTGCGGCGTCATCTTCCGCCAGTTACCGAAGAACGTCACCGGCGAGAACTCGGCGTCAGCGGCTGGGCGCCCGATACGATCGATGATGACCGAGCGCACCTGCTGGCGCTCGGGCTCAGTCATCTCCTTCATCATGCGGCCTAGGCGGAGATTGCCGCCGAACTTGCCGCGGGCCATGCTTTCGACCGACTCGATAATCTGCTCGCCGCCTTTGTAGCCTTCCTTGCCGATGATCGGCTGCAGCACCGAATCGATGTGCTCGACCCGCTCGGCGTGGAACTTGTCGGCCTTGCGAATGCGGTTGGCGATTCCGGGCATGAAGTTGTTGTCGAAGAACCCGAGCATGTCCTGCGTCATGGCGCTACGGATAGCCTTGATGCGGCCTTGCTCGGCGTTGCTGCGCAACTTTCCGTCGAACACGCCACCGGACGTCTCCGACCTCAGGTTGTGCATCTGCTCAGCAGTCTGGCCACGGCCGAGATCGCGCCGTATCTTCATCAGATCGCTAATCGCCGAAGCATTGGTTTCAGGGTTGGCGCGCAGGTCCTTGAGGAAGCCGTCGATAACCTTGATCGTGTTAGGAGCTGGAAGTTTTACGTCGCCCGAAGCCTTCCACGCCTGCTTGTACATCGTGTTGCCGATATCACGGGTCTTGGTGTTGTAGCGCTTCGCGGCGCCGCGCAGGAACTCGCCAGCAACGTCTGTCGTCGGGACATCGCCACCGCCGACCTGGCGCGCGACGCGCCCGGCTGCGTTACCTAGCTGCCGCTGCGTGCGCTCGGCGGCATGGGCGACCATGTCCGCCGAAAACGGAGACGCAAGTGCCGCATTGGTCATAATGCGCGTGGCGGAGCCGCCGACATCGGCCGGAAGCAGTCCGACCTTGAGCCGATCTGCCGCTTGACCGACTGCGGTCTGCATGTGCGGTGTTACCGCGCGATTGACGAGGCTCGCACCGCCGTAGCCACCGAGGCCGCCAAAGAGGCCGGCGGCGATCTGCGTCGGTACACCGAAGTCGTTGCGCCGGGCCACTTCGCTCGCGCCAGCGGAAGTGATACCCGCAACAGCATCACGCCCCGGCGTCGCTCCGAACAGCGAGAGCGCGGTCTTGAGCGCGCCGGGGTTGACCAGTCGCGACAGCCCGGTGGCCGCGCCCGCGCCGGACAGACCGGACGCCCCACCTTTGATCAACAGATCAGAGGTGGCATTCGGATTGTCGGGCAGGCCGACGGCATCGCGGAGAACCTCACCGGTGTTGTATGGTTGCTTGTACCCCGCATACTTGTAGACCAGCGACATGACCGGATCGATGGCAAGGCCGGGAATGCTGCCTGCCGCTTCGACCATACTTCCGGCACCCTGCCCGAGGCCGCGCAGGATAGTCGACATGTCGTAGCCTGGGCCACCGTCGTCCGGCGGCGCGCCTCCGTCCGGACCGCCTCCGCCGGCGCCACCCCCGCCATCAGCGCCCCCGACAGCGTTCTTGTCACCCTCATCAGTGACAGCGGCATTCGGATCGTACAAACCCAGTTCGTCTTCGACGACCTTGTCGTAGTCGATGTCCAGATCAGACTTGGACGGGAGCGATCCTTTCCACCCGACGAGGGTGCCATGCTCCTCGTAGTATTTCGCCGCGTCCTCTTTGGACTGCGCAGCCTTAACCAGTGCGCCAAGCAGACGCTGCACGCGGACCTGGTTGGTCGCCTCGTCCAATTTAGGATTGAACGCGCGAGCGATGAGCTGCTCGCCTTCCTTCTGGGCGAACTGGCCGCCGAGGATAGCGCGCAGATTGCGCTGCGCGATTTCCTGCACTTCTTCGGGGTACTTGATGGCGTCCGGCGCGACGAAGGCTTGCAGCCATTCCGGAAGCGAGCCAACAACCGGGCCAGAAATCGCGTCCGATTTTCCGAGATTGGTGAGTGCGTCCTCCAACTGCGCCTTGGACTTCTGGAAATCGCCGCGCCCGCCGCGCACTGCCCACTGTAGATAATCGTCGCCGAACTGCTTGTCGATTTCCTGCTGGCCCGGTGTCAGCGCTGGAACGCCCGTTGTCTTCTCGGCTGCCGCAGCTTCGGCCGCCACCTTGCGCACCTTGTAGGGGCGCGTCTGTCGCTCGGTCTCAGCATTCTCGCCGAGGTTCTCGGCGCTGGCCTGGCTCTGGCCAATGCCCGCCTCGGTGTCGCGCTCCTTGAGCGTCGGGCCTTCGGCATTGAGCGCGCGAAGCAGTTCCGGATCAGTGACCTTGCCCATTTAGTACCCCCTGACGCGGCGCATATTGGCCGTAACGTACTTCTGCGTCTCCTCAGGCGCGTAGCGCAGCCAGTCGTCGCCGTGTTGTTCCAGCAACCGGTCTACACGACCCGGGCCTGCGTTGTAAGCACCGAACATCTTCGGCAGCGAGCGGTAGCGCTCGAGCATCTTGCGCCAATACTCGCGACCGAGGCGATTCATGTCGTTCGCGTCGTTCGGGTTTGCCGGACGCAGCCCGAAGCCGGGATCCCGCGCGGTCTCCGGCATGACCTGCATGGCGAACCTGGCGCCTTTGGGCGACGTCAACGGCGCGCCGCTCGACGTGTAATTGCGGTTGCCGGTTTCCGTGAAGGCGATCGCGTCGTCGATGGTCTGGCCGCTAACGCCGAAAGCCGCCCGACGCGGACTGCGTCGGACCTCCGGATTTCGAGCCGTAGGACGCCGAGGCTTCCTCCTGGTTGTCGTACCACCCGTCGGCACCGCGATAGTACGTCGCCCCGCCTACCGTCTTTGTCGTCGGCGTACCTCGATTGACCTGAAGGACTTCCAACGTGTCAGGATCGATGAGTTCCCCTGTGAGCGGATTGACTATTGGCCTGCCTGGCGCTTTCGGCTTGGTAGCGGCGAGCATGGCCGTCAGGTACTGCCGCCGCGAACCGCGCTCGCCGCGCGACAGCGACTGCTCGTCACTCATGTAGTCCTGCTCCAGCTTGCGCAACGCCATGGTGCGCTCCTGGTCGGCCTCTCGCGTCTGGCCGGACATCCGGGCAAGTACCGGCATGACGTTGGCCATCATACCGCCAAAGCCCTTGTACTGCTGCGGCTGCGAGAACGCTGCGGCAAGTGCGAACAGTTGCTCGGAAGTCGACGGGCCGAGGCGCCTCCGCTCAAGCTCGGCGCGACCTTGCTCGAACATGCGGCGGCGGTAGTCGCGGTCGCTCCGCGATGCGTCGATGTCCTCTCGCTGGAGTGCTTGCAAGTCCTTGAGGATCGTCATCCGATCCACACCATCGCCGCCAAGCGCTCCGCCCGCTGCCTCCTCATCCTCATCCTCAGGGACCGCCAGCGCGCCACTCGGCGCCTCCGCGCCTGCGTCCGGTATTGCGCTCGGCATCCCGACCTCGATGCCTTGCGCCTGCCGCCACGCTTCCGCCTTGTCGGGCCCAAGGCCCTCGACCATGCGCATCCAGTCTTCTTGCGAGATAGTGGGCACGCCGTCCTCCTACAGATTGCCGACCGCGTCGACGAGACCAGCCAGGCCGGCTGCGCCAGCTGCGATCTGCGATGCCGTGCTCGGCTTGTACTGTTGCTGCTGCCCGCTCGGCACGATGCCGTACTCCTGCGTCGCTGTCGGCACGCCCGCCGAGACGCCCTTGAACGTGTTGAGCATCGCGTCGATCTGCGCCTGCGGGTAGCCCTGCTGGCGCAGGTAGTCCTGGTAGGCCAGGTCGAGGTTCGCCTGATCGAGTGCCTGCTGCTTGTCTCCGGCTGCCGTGATCGCGCCGGCACCAGTGAGGCCGTACTGCTGAGCGAGGCCCGCAAGATTGGCCATCTGGCTTGCGCCCGTGAGTTGCCGCGCAGCATCCGAACCTGCGAGATCGGCACTCGTGCGGCCGAGGTCGGTGAGGTAGTTGCGCTCGTCCTGCGCGAGCGCCGCTTCCGCACCACCGAGGTTCTGGTAGCCGGTAGCAGTGCTGAGCGCGCCACTCCGATCGGTGTTGACGAAATTGCCGAGGTTCGTGCCGATGCTGGCCATGAGGTCCTGCTGGTCTTTCACGAGGCCAGCGCGGTTGGTGCCGAGATCGCCCAGCGCGCCCGCGGCGTCCAGCGCAGAACGCTGCTGGCCCGCTGTAAGGCTGCCCAGGTTGGTGCCGATATTGGCAAGTACGTCCTGCTGGCCCCGTGTCAGACTGCCCGCCATGTTGCCGATATTGGCGATACCGGTGCCGGCATTGGCGAGGATGTTCTGCTGGTTCTGGCCGAGGCTGCCGACCGTCTGGCCAAGAGTGCCGAAACGGTTGAGATCGGAGCCCTTCATGTTCTGCGCGTTGACATAGCCCTGGTAGAGCGCGTTCGACTGCTGGCCGAGGATGTCGTTGGCGGTGTCGCGCACGGCGCGCATGGTGTCCGTGAGCTGGCCGGAGCCGCGCCACTGGCCAGACGTGATGTAACGTCCCTCCAGCGCAGGCATCAGGTTGTCGACGAGATTGCGCTGGCCGAGTTCACCGATCCGATTGACCACGGAATCGATGTAGGGGTTCATGTATGAGTTGACGTCCTCGACCGTCCCGGCGGCGCGATCGATGTACGGCATGGCCGCGTTGAAGCCGAGCGGATTGGTGCTGGCCGCCAGCGCGTTCGTGCCGGCACCGAAATACGGCTGCGCAGCGGCTGCGCCCGACATGCTGGCCGCGCTGCTGTAGTAGGGAGACGCCGCGCCGACCGGGTTGTAACCCTGCGACGAGGCAATAAGTCCTTCCGCGCCGCCGTAGTTGCGCTCGGCGGCACCCGCAGGGCTAAGCGACAGGGCGCCGGCATAGAGCGGCGATGCCGCGCCGGTTGAACTTACACCGGATGCGGTGTTGAGTGCGCCGCGCGCAGCGTTGTAGTCTCCCGCTGCCGACACGGCGGGGTTGAAACTGAGCGCACCCTTGAAGAACGGATTGGCGACGTCCAGCGTGGACCGGCCCATCGCGTCCTGCGTCGCCTGCGTCGCACGCGCCAGAGGGTACTGGTAGGCACCAGCCGCCGCCATCGTGCGATTCATGCCTTCCTGCTGCGCCGGGTTGAAACCGGCGATGCGCGGCCCTTCGTAGGTCGAGTATGGTGTCGCCGCTGCCGCCTTCTGCGACGACAGCACGTCCATCGCATAGTTGGTGTACCAGTCCGGCAGCACCGTCTGGCTGGTAAGCGACTTTACCGCTGATCCCGCGGGAATGGCAGCGCCTTCAGTGAGGAAATCGGTGAACGCCATCTATCCGGTCCCGTTCTTGAGATAGCGATCGGCGGACTTCGCCTTCACGCTGAATTCGCCCTTCGCGAGTTTCTTGCCCTTGTGCTTGCGCACCGCAACGCGGAGCTTGTCGAGTTGCTCCGCGCCAGCCTTGCTGCTGCCGTCGCCGAGAAGCGCGACTGTCTCTGCGTCGACAACGTACTCGCCATCGGACAGTTCGGCGGGGATGCTGTCGCTGCGACCGTTGCCCGCTCCGGACACTGCGTAGCCGCCCTTGGCGAAGCGCTTCGGCACATGGTTGAAGAAGCTCAGTTCCGGCCGCATGCCGTAAGTCCGCCAATCCTGTGGCCCGACGGTCCGAGGTCCAGTTGGCGTGCTGCCGAACACCGTGTTCGTGGTCGGCAACTGCGCGCTGAAGATCGGACTGGTCGTACCGAGTGCGCCGGGCATCGTACCCTGCTTACCTGATCCGCTTCCAGTGAACAGGTTGCCGACCATACCAACGCCGAGCGACGCCAGCTTGAGGTAGTTGGCAACGTCCGAGAGCGACATCGGCTTGCCGCCGCTGACGTTCAACGGAACGCCAAGCGACGCCAGCGTTGCTGCGTCGAGTACGCCCGACGGGTTGACCAGCGGCTTGTTGGCCTCGACGAGGATCTCATCGACCGTCTTCGGCGTGCTCGGGCTGCCGCTGTTGAGCGCACCGGACGTCAGCGCGCCGCCTGCGGCAGCACCAGCCGCGGCGGGAATAGCCGCGCTGAGGCCAGTCCGGATACCATTGACGACGATGTCGCCGGCAGCGCCACCCAGCGCAGAGCCGGCGCTGGCCCCCGCTGCCCCCGCGCCGCCGGCGGCACCGCTCCCCGCAGAGGACGCGGCATTGCCCCCAAGGCCGCCGCTACCCCCAAGCAAAGAGCCCCCTGCAAACGAAAGGCCGCCGGTGATGGCGGCATTCTTGAGAATATCACCGATGCTCTTGCCGTTGATGATCCCGCTCGCGGCCGAGCCCGCGGCTGCGCCTGCGGCGGACCCAAGCGCGCCGCCGAGAATGCCGAGGCCCGGAAAAGCGAATGCCCCGAGCAAAGGCAGCGCGAACCCGGCGAGCTTTCCAAGGGTGTTCTTGGCCGGATCGTCGTCCGATACCCGCATCCACTGGCCGGTATCAGGGTTGAGCTGCTCTACGCCCCAGTTGGCCTTCTTACCTCCTTCTTTGGACAGCTCCTGCGCGATTGCGTAGACATTTTGGAGCCCCTCCATCCCGGTGCCGGTGTAGAGCACCTTGTTCTTTCCGGCCTCGTTGGTGATCCGGTATTGGAAGTTGGGGTTGGCGTAGATTGTGCCGGTCGGGTTGTTCTTGACCTTGGCCGGATTGCCCTTGTTGGTCTTGAACGCATAGCCGACGTCGACGAGGTTCCTCGGATCGGTGTTGGCCGCGATCAAAGCCTTGTACGGGTCCATTCCGTCCGGCCCGACAACCGCCTGGCGTTGGACAGCGTACCCCTTCCCCGCCATGTCGGCCGCGTAGTCGTCGATCTGCTTGATGAACGCCTGTGTCTCGGCGTCGTAAGCAGGCGCAGGCGCGGAGCCACCGGTGGTGTCGACTGCAAGATTCGATGTCTCAGCCATCAGCCCTGCCCCTCGAGCATTGTGTAACTACGCATAGCCCATTCTCGCCAATCCGTGAACTGGTAGGGATCGGGAATTGCGCGCGTCGAGAAAGGCTGGGCGATCACGAATGCCGTGGCCCAATCTTGCCAACCCGCAGGATCTACAAGCCGCCCGAAGCTGAAAGCATCGCCATTTTCGAGAATGACGCTGTCCGCCCAATCGAGCAGATCAAGGCCGCGCGGATCGATCATTGCGTTATCGTCCCATCTCCGAAGCCAAAATGCGCAAGGATTTGGCCAGCCTGATAATCGCCGTCGATCGTGTTGCTCTCGAACCGGAAGCGCAGTTGACGGCGTTGTGTCTTGAAGTGCGTGATCTGCTCCGACGCGGTCGACGCTGTTGCCGGTATGGTCAACGCCGCGTCCTCGACATTCGGGGCGCGTGCGTTGGCCCGTCCGGTGATGGTCACTGTCAGGTCGCCGCTCTGCACGAAATCGGGCTCCAGCGCGTTGAGGACCAGCCACCTGTCCGGAAGTTCCGAATTCAGCAGAGGCAGCATCAGATCGGCGGTCTCGTAGTACGAGCGCACGGGCTGCTGGTTCTGGCCATCGATCTGGTTGGTGCCGCTCTCGTGGATCCACAGATTGTACGGCGCTACGAAAGTAAGGTCGAACGTGGCGTCCACGCCCGATCCGGTCTTGGCAGTGACAGACACCGGGTTAGTCGGCAGGACCTCGTAGCGCCCGGCGTTGCTGATCGTAACCGTGTCGATTGCGCCCCCGGTTTCGGTAGCGACAGTCAATTCGACCGGGATAGAGCCTAGGCCACCTGAGACTTCCAGAACATCTCCAACCGCGTAGCCCGAGCCGCCTGCGTCTACGACAGCTTCTGTCGCGATGTAGTCCTGCGGCTCGACTCCCGACAACATCGGCCTGCGGAATATCGACGGGGACAGCCCGGCCGCGCGGCCGTCGTTGGGCAACTCGGTGTCGTACCACGTGTTTTCGCGGACGTTGTAGATCACCGCGTGCGTGCATTCGGTCGCGGTGCCGAAGGGGAAGCACCACCAGATTTCCCCGTAACGCGGGACCTTGAAAGCAAATACCTTCTGGCGCTGCGATGCATTCAGGTTATCGAAGAACCAGTTGAAATTGAGGTTGTTCGGCACCTCGCGCACGACACCGTTGAAGCTGAGAAACCGGTCGGTGCCGACCCAGTAAAAGACACCGTCGTACTCGATCACCGTCTGGGGCCCGAGGATGGAACTCTGAGCCGAGATGGTGTCGAACTGGAACACTGGGGTGCCGCCTATGTAACTGGCGCGAATGAGGCTGTCGGCCGACCAGAACAGGCCGGACGGGCTGTTGCCGGGACCCCCTCGCAGCGGCATCCCGCGCACGATCTTCTGGCCGGTCACATAGGCATTGCCTGCGCCTGAATTGGTATAGTCGGTGGGGTCGCCGGGAACCGACCAGCACACATAGCCATCGTTACCGAAGATGAAGGTGTAGGGGTGGAGAACCACGACACCGCCCGTGACACTCACGTTCGTAGGGAGGCCACCCGCGCCGATGTTGATTTCCGCCAGCGCCGACGTGCCGAACAGATCGCCGACGAACAACTGCCCGCCGAGCGAGTTGCAGACGCACTCAAGGTTGGGCGCAACCTGCGCCACCAGCTTGTTGGTGCCATTCGACGAATCCGCGACATTGTCGAACTGCCACATGTTGAGGTCGCTGGCGTCGAGGGTGGACGGTGTCCGGTCCGTGATCACGGAACAATTGCCGGCGCCGGTCACAGTGAAGCGCTCGAGGCGGTTAGCCGAGGCCGCGTGGGTGAATGTCAGTGTATCGCGGGTGTAGCCGTGCAGCGTCCGCACGATCCCTTGCAGATAGCGGTTGATCGTGCGGAAGCCGCCCATCTTGCGCGGCAGCCCACGCTGCCAGCGCGCCCACAGCGCGTCAACGTGATGGTCCCCCTCGAACTGAGTGCCGTCGCGCTTGACGCCCGGCAGCGAGGCTATTTTGAGCGGGGGAAGGCTAGAAGACATAGTCTTCGAGCGTCATAATACGCCGTTCGAGCTTCTGCCGCTCGGCTTTCTCGCAATCGAGCATCTCCGACAGCTGCTGGATCGAACGCACGAGAATGGGGACCAACACCCCGTAAGCGGCCTCGAGCTTCTCAGGGTTGGCGTCGAACACCAAATTCGGGACATGGATGCCGACCTGCTCCTGCGCGGCTCGCAGTTCCTGCGCGATGAACCCGATGTCCGGAATTCCGACCTTGCCGCCGTCGCGCATGTTCCAGTCGAAGGCGACAGGGCGCAGGGCATTGATAAACTCCAGGTCCATACCCGCTGGCAGAACCTGGATGTTGGTCTTGTCACGCTCGTCCGAAAGCGAAGTTATGGAAGTAACCTGACAGCGCAGCGTGGCCACCGAACTGTTGCCCAGGGTGACTTCGTTACTGCCGCTATTCGACGCATTATAGCCGATAACGGTTGCGTTGGTCGCCGTTCCGGATGCTTCGGCCGAGGCACCCACTACGGTGTTCTGTACGCCGCCGCCCGGGGCGCCCAAGCTAGCGCCATGGCCTATGACGACGCATTCTTCAGCATTGTCTAGACCGTTGGCCTGCGCTGACGCAGAATAGCCAATGACGGTGTTGTTCACGGCGTCGCCGTTGGAGGAAGCCTCGCAGCCGATTATGACACATCCTGTGCCGTCTTCCGTGCCGCTGTTGTAGCCGATGACGGTATTGTTGCTGGCTGTAGTAATGCCGTAGCACGACTGAAAGCCGATCAAGACATTGTTGGACCCGCTTATAAGGTCGTGCCCAGCCTCGAAACCTATAACGACGTTAGCGCCGCTGTTGACGAAACCAGCATCGTAACCGAACGAGGTGGATGAATTGGAATTTCCGATAAAGGCCGACAGGTTCCCTCCGAGGGTTATGGCTATCTGGTCGGCCCCCGGAAAATATATGCCGGTGTTGGAATCACCCGATTTCGATATGGAAGGCGCGGAAACCGATCCCGCGCCTAGGGCCGAAAGCGCAGTGATATCGCTGTTGGCGCCTGAGGCGGCCGCGCTGAGATTGGTGCGCGCGCCTGCAGCAGTCGCCGATCCCGTGCCGCCCTGCGCAACGCTGAGCGGCGTCGTCAGGCCCGTGAGCGACGTAATGTCGCTGTTGGCTCCGCTCTTGGCCGCCGACAGGTTGGTGCGCGCGCCGGCCGCGGAAGTCGAACCGGTGCCCCCATCCGCGACCGCCAAGGGGAGCGGAACGCCTGAAGTGGTGTCTGCCTTGATGACCTCGGAACCGTCGCAGTAGTAGATGCCGCGCGTGCCCTCGTCCACGTTGGTCGTGGTCGCCCCTCCGTCCGCCTTGAGCGCGAACACATAGCCGCCTGTAGTGGCGTTGTTGACCCAGTATTGCTGCAACGTCGCCGGCACGACGACAGTCAGGTCATTGGCGAGGGCACCGGTAAACTTGTACGAGATGCGGTTCAGTTCCGAACCGCTGAGCGTGTAGGTTCCGCTCAGTCCGTCGACATCGATGATAGTGTAGTCGAAAGCGAAAATCGCCTGCTTGCCGAGGCCGATCGTCCACCACTCGATACCATCCGTAACAACGACGGCGCTGTCACCAGGCTGCAGCGTGATGTTGGACTGGTCGTTGATGGTCTCGGACCCCGACGGCTCGAGCGTCAGGTCTCCTGTACCACCGTTCCGGACATTGACGAACCAGTTGTTCCCCGCCGTCGCTGCTGCGAGCAGATTGATCGTGCCAAGGGCGCCGGTCCAGACGTAGAAGGCCGCTCGATCGGTGCCTGTGAGAGCGTAGGGGGTGGAACTGATCGTCGACGTCTCGACCGCCTGCGCGAGATACGAGCCAATCGCCACAAGCCCCTCACCCGCGAGAGAGGATGCCTGTGCTTGCGCGGTGGACGCGCCGTAGCGGAACGTCTGCCACGTACCCTCGGCCGTGGAGTTGTCGGACAGATAAATCTGCCACTGCTCGCCCGCCGATATGGCGAGTACGGTGCCGCCGTCGTTGTCGAGGATGTCGACATCGTCCGGTCCGAGGTTGTTGAACAGGATCGTCTGGCCGATGCCGGTTTCGTCTGCCGGCGGCAGTGTCACCGAGAATCCGGAGCCGGTAGTCGTCAGGTCGATGATGCGTGCGGTCACGTTAGGCCCGCTCATGGCGTCGAGCGGCCAGCTCAGGACGATGTCGTCGTCCAGTTCGTAGGCGGCCAGGCTGACATCGGACGGGTAGATGACGGTGCCGCCGAAGACGTTGACGAAGCTCATTTAAGCCTCCTTGCGAACCGCCGCGCGGTCCAAAATCTTGGCGATATCTTCGCCGTTGAGAGTTGCAGCCGAGCGATCATACATCGCCTGCCAGATCGATATGCGCTCGTCGTTCTTGAGGAACGGCGCGGCCTCCAACAGCGTCGCATAAAGCAGCAATTGCGGCGCGTATTCAGTGATCCAGTTGGTCTGGACACTGTCGCTGAGCAGTTGCGGCAGTTCGTAGTAGAGAATCTCAAAGGGGTACTCGACGTCCGGCGTAGGGGCTACAAGCCAGTGCGTCGAATCGTAGTCCGCGTAGAACTCCGGCGTGTCGGTTGCGGTCCGATCCGGCCAATACAAGCCGAGATATTCATAGGCTCGGGTGTAGAGCTGCTGCCGCGTGTTGTACCCCGTGCCCGTCCCGACAGCCCACGACACGGTGTCGCGCCAACGGTCCGGCTTGGACAGGACCGGCTCGCCGATCGTGAAATTGCCCGTCACGACGTTGATGAAACCCTCGATCTTGAGTTCCTGCGCGATGCGGCGCTCGGCAAAATTGATCAAGCTCGGCAACTGCGCGATGAACACCGGGTCCTGCGCCGCCGAACTGCCACGCTCAAGGTAGCGCTTCACGTCGTCCTGCAGGGTGGCAAAGGTCATGCTCATTGTGCTGCTTCCTCCGCGCCTGTGCCGCGCTGGGCCGTTGATCCGTCCCTCACGCCGGCCAGCCTTCGCTGAGGTCTATGGCGTCCAGTGCATCGTGATCCTCGGCTTCCTGAACGGAAACGGCGAGTGCCTGCGCATTCGCGTGGCAAGCCGCTACATGCGTGCCAACAGAGACCCCTACCAGCACCATCGCCTGCGCGTTCAGTGTCGTCAGACTGTTGTCCGCCAGTTTCCACGACATAAGGAACGGCACGTTGGTCGCCAGCGCAACCTGCGCCATGACAACCGCGCCGGTTATATTCAGGCGCGCAGCCTCGTCGGAATCGAACACGCCCACATTAGCGACCGTAACGCCTCCTGATATCTTGGCGTCTCGTATGCCTTTGATGACATCCACCAGCGCCAACTTTCTCTCTGGCAACGAGACGTTGTTGGCGACGATTGTCTCCTGTCCTGTGCCGCAATCAATGTTTACACCCATCACTGCCCCCACAGAGAGATATTAACCGTAGTGAGATTTCCGGCCGACGTGATAATCCTGAGCGCGTCTATGCCACCGGTTGTGTACCAAGCGTACTCGCGATTGGTAGCAGACGGCGGGCCCACATAAGGAGGCGTCCCGCCGTCGTCGTCTAACGCGGCTACGAAAAGCCCTAGATCACCCAGGTAGCCGGGGATGAACACAGACCCTTGCCACGTTTTGGACGACCCGCTCGCAGTTATCGGGAAATTGCCCGAATAGGTCGATCCGTTGTCGTCCGATATGTTGAGCGAAAGGGTTGTCGTAGTGGAATCGCATACGACCGACAGACGAACCGCGAGATTTGAATACGTGCCGGGGATCGATGTGAACGCCCACGGTCCCGCGCCGGTCGTTGTGGTCGAGGCTATCTGGACCCAGCCCGGCGAGGGGGTCGCCCAGGTCCCGTCACCCCGCCAGAAGGTAGAAGTCGACGCGCTCGTGCCGCTGTTGAGATTGCTAACGGGCAAGTTGCCCGTGACACCGGTCGAAAGCGGAAGACCGGTGGCGTTCGTCAACGTAAGGGCGCTCGGCGTACCTAGGTTCGGTGTCACCAATGTCGGCGAAGTGGCGAAGACGAGCGAGCCGGTGCCAGTCTCGTCGGTTACAGCTGCGCGCAGGTTGGCGCTGCTAGGGGTGCCTAGCCAAGTCGCTATACCAGATCCAAGGGACGAAAGGCCCGTTCCGCCGTTTCCGGCAGCAAGGGTGCCGGCCATGGTTATAGTGCCTGAGGACGTAACAGGGCCGCCTGAAAATGTCAGCCCCGTCGAACCTCCGGAGACGTCGACAGAAGTGACCGTGCCGCTGCCGGAAGGCGCGGCCCACGTGCCATCGCCGCGCCAATACGTCGCCGCGGATGCGCCAGTGCCTCCGTTAAGGTTCGCAACCGGGAGATTTCCGGTCACGCCAGTGGCAAGGGGCAGGTTCGACGCATTGGCGAGGTTGATAGCGCTCGGCGTACCAAGGTTCGGCGTCACTAACGACGGCGAATTGGCGAATACCAGCGCTCCTGTCCCGGTCCCATCCGGCACCGCCGACGCGAGGTTGGCGCTAGTCGGCGTTCCGAGCCACGTCGCCACGCCCGAGCCGAGCGATGTCAGCCCGGTGCCGCCGTTAGCTGCGCTAAGGGTGCCGCCGACAGTCAGCGAGCCGCTGGTGGTGATCGGGCCCCCCGTGAACGTCAGCCCGGTCGTACCACCTGATACGTTGACTGAGGTGACGGTGCCACCTGCGATGCCGGACAGCAGCGTCGATAGCTGCGCCTGGTAGCTACCGCCAGCCAGCACGTAGTAAACCGAGCCGTCCGTGTCGGTGCCGCTGTAAACAGGCAACGAGGTCAATCGCGTCGGGATCAGGTTGCTCGGGACATCTGTCATGTGCTGGTGTCTCCGGAGTGCGCAGCAGCGGCCGGGGGAAAGGGTGCGAAAACCCCGGCCGCCGCTACGCCCCGAGGGCAGGCGACCCCGGGATTAGAATTCAAGGTATTCATCGCCGTCCTCTGTCACGAGGAACTGGTCCCCGTCTTGCGTTATGGCGCCTGCGGGATCGGTCGCTACGGACACATCAGGACGCGGAAAACGAAGTGTGATATTTTCGGTCTGCCTCGCCGGCAGTCGATACGGATCGAACTGGTCGCGGTCCTTGTCGCAAACCATAAGCGCCGGGATATTCGGATCCGGGCGCAAGTCGTTAATCGGAAATTTGCGGTTGCAGCGCCCGCAGACCCCGATTGCGAGAGATGGTCTGCCGCGTGTGTTAAGCCACTTGCCCATGGTCTACCTCGTGTACGCGCCGATCTGAGGCATGACGTTGAACGGCGAGTTGTCGCGTTCTTCGGCCTGGGCCTTGTAGAGATCCTCGTCTGCTTGGGACTTGAGCGGAAGCATAAGGTTGGGGTCAACCTCGTCGATCTCATACGCAAGGCGCATGGCGAGCATCGAGACGATGGCTTGATACCAACGCTGCGGAACCTCGACCTCTTGCACGAGGGACCCGACGTCCATGATGTACCGCTGCCGCCACACAACCACTTGCGACGTCTCCGCTGCCGCGTTGGGGATAGGCCATAGCCGCATGACCGGCTGCGTAATCTGGCGATCGAACCAGAACTGCAACGGCCGATTGGACTGGAACACCTTGTTCGGCAGGTACGTGTAGTCGTCGCGATTGAGCCGCGCGAGGGGTATCTCGCTAGGGGTGTTGCCTGTGTATATCTCGTCGAAACCGAGCGTTCCGCTCGTAGCGAGGACACGGAAGTACCGCGCGGCTACCGCGCTATCGAGATCGTACCATGTGCGTTGCCCCGCCGATGCGCTTGGCGTCTCGGTCTGGATAGTCTCCCACGTGGAGCCATCGTCGGATCGCGCGAAAGCCAGCGGCACCGAGGCCGCGCTCCACAGGATGCCGACCGTCGAAACGACCGTGGCGCTGGTAAAATCAATGATGCGGTAGGTCGATGCGTCAGTGTTGGTGCCTGTGACCTGCTGCAGCCAACGCAAATTGCTGTTCATCACGTCAACCGTGCCGACGTCCAAGGTGACTGCACCAACACCTTCGTAGAGCGGATATATCTGTTTTTCGAGGCACCACAGCGGCGCGCCTTGGTTAGATAGATCGGACAGCAGGAGGTAGAGATTGTCTTTGGCGATTGCGATGTACTCGGCGCTGATCATCTCGGGCTTGATCCGGCACCTGCCGAACGCCCGATCGATCAGCGACCGTGTGGTGAATGTAGTCTGAGAGACTGTCCCCGAGAACGCCATTGTCACACCGCCCTGTTGCCTCGCAGCAGCACATCGGCGGGGACGTGCGTCTCTGTCTGCCGCGGCTATACCAGACCCCCGGGCAGCTTACAACCTCGCCTCAGGTTGCCTGATGCTGCGCGGAATGGTATGTGTTTTGCCGTTCCCGCTCTGTGAAAGCATCGGGCTGAGGCGGCACCTGCCTCGCTGGATCGCGACCGGCGAAGTGGTGCGGAGGCAGACCGCGATGCGCACCAGCGAGGGCTTGGACCTGAGCACGCCTCTCCGGTCTTGGAAGCGGGAGCCGGTACAGATTACCCCGCGCCCTAATCGGCGACCTTCGGCCAAGCGTCCACAGCCAGTTGCCGCTTGTCATCGCAGGCCCGCAGGTCGAACAGCAGCCCACGGATAGCCGCCTCGGCCTGGGCCGAGTTCAACGATCCATCCTCGCCGCGCTCCCACTCAGTCAGGCCGCAGGGCGTCCGCACCGTTTCCGGCGGGTCCCGCAGTGTCGGTGTCGCCGGCAAGGCCGAGGGTGGCGGCAAGGCCTTCGATCCCATGCACGCGGTCAGGAGCAAGGCAAGGGGCACGGCCAGCAGGTGTCTGCGCATAGATCATTACCGTCTTGTGCGAGGCAGCCTCGATCGGCCGAAGCTCGGTCTGCCCGCGAATGTAGCTATCGAGCGCGGCGATGGTGCGCCCTTCGATGCGGGCCTGCAGTTGCAGGTTGGCGCGCTCGGCATCGGCCACGCGCTTTTCCCACAGCACTTGCGCCTTGGCGTATCCGCTGTCCTCTGCGCGCGTCCAGGCCCATTGCAGCATGGCGATCAGGAGCGAGGCGACAACCCCGCTCCCGATCAATTTGGTTAGCCAAGCCGGCATATCAGCCCTGGGTCAGCTTCTTCTTGTTGAGGATCGACCAGACGCCAGTAACGATCACGACCGCGGCGCCGGCGAGGTTATTCGCCGTCTCGTTGTCGATCACGCCCTTGCCGACGAGATAGCCGCCCAGCGCGGCTAGGATGGCGCGGACTACGCCCGCAACTGCTTCACCTGTCATTGCACTACTCCTCCTTCGGGTTATCGCGGCAACGCCGCAGATCTTCGGCCCCTCGCTCGCGAGGCGGACAATAACGATGCTGGCAGAACAGGTGCAGCAGCTTGTTGAACTGCAGATCGCAGCGCGGACATGCGGCTTCCGTTCCATCCATAGGAAAGATGTCGAGTGCTGACCTGCCCGGGAAGTTGCGCTCAAATTCGCGATCGCCCTCGGTCATTGATAATTACTCCCTTCAAGCCTCATTGTTGGACACCCCGCCAGTTGGGGCGAGCCGGTGTGGCTTCACCGTCGCCGGCTGCAGCTGGTAGATCGGCCTGCGCACGCCCAGCAGTCGACCCTTTGTGATCCGGGTTATGCAGACGCGATCCGACTGGTTACCGCCAAGGACGTGGAAGGCGCCGGCATCCTCGCCGACGTACAGCCCGACATGCCCGCCGCCGTTCCGTCCGAAGATGAGCACGTCACCGAGCGATGCGCGTTCGCCGTCGCGCAGCTTCCTGCCGAAATTCAACCAGTCGCGCGCCCAGAGCGGCGTCGGCGGCAGCACCTTGCCGGCGCGCTTGGCGACCACACCCATGAATAGCCCGCACCAGGGAACCTCGTCGGCCGAGTAGATCCGCGTCACGCGGATCTCGGCGGCCCAACCCATGATCACCGGATTGTCAGCGCGGCCCGGCGTCTCCACCGTGCCGAACAGCTTCAGCGCCTCGGAAACCATGCGGGGCAGCGGTTCCTGCGCGAGCAGCCAGAGATAGGCCGGGGGAATGGCCGTCGTCATGCCGCCTTGTCCTTGCCGAAATACTTGTCAGCCAGCAGGGCAAAGAGGCGGTCGACGACCCATGGCCCGAGATAGCCACCGCCGATCGACATGGAGATCGTCGGTTCTGGGCCGAGCGCCAGCCAGACGCACAGCCCGTAGATCAGCCAGCCCATCGCCAGCGCGATGGGGAGGTCGAACAGCAACGCCCACGAATAGGGCTTCCGTTTCCCCGCCTGCACCTGCCGCGCATGGTACATCAGCCGGCCCATGATCCCAGCCGAGCCCGTCCAGAAATAGGGTGCGGAATCGCCCACCCCAGGCCAGTCAGTCATATGGTGCCCCTTCGTGTTCATGGCTTTAGCCGCCGTGGTGATTGGTGGTTGTCTCGACGTGGAGGGCCGGCTGGCTTTCATCCTCCGGTCGGACCGGGAAATACCGCTGGCCGGCGGTGCTCGCGCTCGCGCGCTCAACCGGGGCAGAGTTGACCGGGTTGGTGGACAGCCCAGCCTCGGGCGGCGTTCCGCCCAGAAGCAGAGACACAGGGGTCGACGTGCCTTCGGTGTCGCAATCGGCATAGCAACCTGCGATGCCGCCGGTGCCGCAGTCGGCCGTATTGCCCGTAGAGCCATTGATGGTCAGGCCGAGGCAGTTCTTCTCCCACGTTTCCATCGTCGTGGTGTCCCATGAGCCCCACCAGTCGAAGTGGAAGGTGGAGAACGGGCAATAGTAGGGCCCGGTCTGGCGGCACGGGTCTTTGCTGGTGGCGTCGCCCGGCGTGTCGAAGGGGTTCATGCGGTCTGAGCCAAGATACCAATGCTGCAGGTCTTGGGTCCAACCGTTGTGGGCGAAGTGGACCTTGGAGACGAACGACGGCACCTTGACGTAATTCGTCGGGCAGGTTCCGGCAGCCGGGGCGCTGTCTTCGTCGCGGGTCGAATAGGCCACATGGTCGCGGCCATCGGTTGCGCCGAGGTGCGTACCATCCCAGCAATCCTGCGCCTGCAGTTCGACGATGATCTCACCCGCCGTGCAAGCGCCGTCCCACGGGTCTTCGCCGTTCGGCCCCTTGAGATAGCGGGCTCGCTGCAGCGTTGCGCTGCCAGATGCGTTCTTCATCGAATGAGCCGAAAGAACTGGAACCGGCGTATTCGGTGCTGCCGTGACGTAGCAGCCGATGCCGATGAAACCGGCGGGAGTGTCGGGAGAGCCCGGGTATTCGAGGTTCGCCACTGCATACTCCGCGCGGCGCGATGTATCGTTGTAGTCCATCGGGTTCGCCCCGCCGATGAACCGATAGTTGCGGCGCAGGCGGGTCGTAACGGCACCGTCGCCGGGGAGCAGAGTCTGGTAATAGAAGTTGTTCACGGACGGGATCACCGTGAGGACTAGGCCATAGCGAGCGTCCTTGACCGAGGGCTCCCAATAGAGCGTCGAATTGAGCGGTCCGCCCTGGCACGATGAGCCCGGATGCGCGCGGCCCATGTTGTAGTTGAAATTGTGCACATTGGCGATGACGTGAGCGCTGTTGGCACCAAAGAATGTGTGGTCGTGCCCGTCCGCCCACGGATAGGTGCCCGGCGCCAGGAGGGGGTCAGCGCGCTTGATGAAGGACGGCTGGCAGACCGTGCGGAACTTTTCTTCCGGCCCGTTGACGATGTGCCGCTGGTCCATCGAATCCGTCCACAGGCTGCGCGTGTAGCCGTCTTCGTCGTTGACGGCAGGCTCGTAGGTGTCGGCAGGATGCGGGTCGTCCGGGTCGATCGGCGGCGACCATGAGCCGTTAGCGTCACCGTCCGGCCAGGTGCGGGCAGTGCCGCCGATCTCCTGTGCGTGCGCGGCGACCGTCCAGAGCATGAGGAAAATGGCGAGAACGTATCTCATGGTTCACCTTCACAGAGATTGGCCTTGATCGCCGCCTTGAGCATTTCGGCGGGATCGGCATGGGGGATGGCCCAGAGCGTGCCTGCTATGATGGCCAGTGCCGGGAGGAGGGCTAGCCAACTACGCATTGTCGAAGATGAGGCCGAGGGCGCCAGCGAACTGGTACGCCCAAGTACCGCTACCAGCGCCAACCGTTGGATTGGCCGTCGCAGTGAGTTTCGCGGTAGTGAGGGAGATCGTCGTGGCGGAATTATCGCTAATCTCTGTCGCGCCTGTCCAAACGCTAGATGTCGCGCTGTCGATGTTGACGGCGCAGGCGATGCCAATTCCATCTGCCGGGATTGTCATGGTGCCGATAGAAATGGGCTCTGCCCGCCAGTTGAACGACAGCTTGACTACTGACGGCGCGCCTGCTGCGGCATTCGAAAGAACGCCAACCACGATACCGACCGACTTAAGCACGCTGCCACCGCTAATGCGGATGTCCTTAGTATCGTTGGCGCCAATCGTTACCTCGTAGGCGAAAACATTCTCGATGCCCGTTGCCACCTTATCAATCAGCGTAATTCCCGAGGAACTTCCATCAATTGTAACCGTAATCGAAGTGTTGTTCAGATTGCCGGCAACGAAGATGATATTCCGGCCAGCGTTCATCTGGACGTTGTTAAAGTCCGCATTTGTGCTACCGTAGTTGATATGCTGTACGTCCGGTGCGCCGGTAACGGTGAAGTCCGCCGCAGCGCCCGCCGTGGTGGCTGAGAACGTCTCCAGCGCCGCGCCGCGGTTGGTCACGACATTGTTGACCGTCGCGCCGCCCGTGCCCGAGGTGTCGACGCCCGCATAAAGCGTGGCGCCGTTCTGCACCTGGACTTCGTCCCCGGCCTCGTACACGGTGGAACCGACCTTGAGCGGACCAGTGCCCAGCAGGCGGGCATAGGCGCCCGACGCCATTCCAGCCACGGTCACGCCCGAGGACCAGACGCGGGTCGAAGCCGTCTGGTTGGTTAGATCGGTCCAGCCCGGCGCGGTCATCACGCCGTCGACAATTGAGAGCGTCTTGAAGTTCGACCAGTCCGAATAGTTGCTGCCGCGCTTGACCCGGCCCTGGAATACGAGGTCGGTGGGCGGCGTGAGCGTCGCGCCGTAGTCACCCAGACCAGGGAACGGCTCGAAGCCATCAATGAACCAGTCTTCGGACACCGTGGCTTCTTCCGGCGTCGCCAGCTCGGCTTCGGCTTCGCTCTCGCCCCAGCGGAGCTGCACAACATCGCCGATCCCGCCGCCAGTCGGATAGGCGTCGACGAAGTCAATCTCGTACACCGGCCGCCAGTCGCCCGCGATATTCGGCACTGCCGCGTCGCCGAGGACGGGCGCGGTGATGACAATGAGCTCGGACACCGTAAGCGAAAGCGCCGTGTCCCTCGGGCTGTTGGCGCTGTCGGCCAGCGTCTCGCGCAGGGTGAATGTGCTCTCGCCCGCCGTCGTGGGCGTGCCGGAGATCGTCCTGGCGCCGCTGTTCAGCGTCATGCCGGTCGGCAGCGAGCCGCTCAGCAGCGTGATCGTGGATCCACTGGTCGCGCCGGTGATGTTGACGGTCGCCGCGGAGTCCTCGGGAATGTCGGTATCATCGAGCGCCAGCGCCGAAAGGCTCGCCGCCTCGTAGACGTTCGTGACTATGATCGTGAATGTGCGGCTGACCGGATCGTCGACGCCATTGTCCGCCTCGATCGTCACCGAATGGCTGGTCGCCGCCTCGTAGTTGAAAGTCCCGTCGTTGATCAGGTCATCGCCGGAAATATCAAACTTGTTGTCCGGGTCCGCCGTGATCGAGAACGTATAAGTGCCCGTGCCGTTGAGGACCGACAGCGTGCCGATGACAGTCGACAGCGAAGCATCCTCGTCAACGCTCGATGCGCTGAGCGAGATGCTAACGGATACGGCATACGGATTGACGAGTGCGCTCGCGCCGCTCCACAAGCCTGAGTAGCCGCGATACAGGCCCACACCGCCGTAAAGGCCGTTGTCTCCGCCCCCTAGCCCGCTCACTAGCCTATGATACCCGGCTGGATGACCGTCAACTTGGCGGAGCCGCTACCAGCGCTCTGCACAAGCCGGCAGGCGCGCGGAACGTATCCGTAGTTGCCTTGCCGATCGACGGTCTGCGTGACCATGTTGGTGTCCGGATGGTCGAACCACGTTGGGGTGATCGCCGAATCGAACACGTCGTCGAGGGTCTGCTGCACCGTCCACGTGGCCGTACCTGTAACGTCTACCTGCAGCGATATCTGTGGCCGCGCGTAGATGTCGAGCGGAACAACGCTTGACGTCTTAGTGCCGCCACTAGCGTCTGAGGTGGTAACTGAAACTGGTCGCATTGCGCTATCCTAAGACACAGGGGGCGGCCCAGGGGCCGCCCCACTGGACCATCAGGTCGGGTTGACCGCGATGCCGGCAGTGCCGGCCGTCACCGTGCCGCCGTCGATGTAAATCTGGCCGCGGGACGTGGCGTCCGTGCCAAATTCAGTGATGCCGACCAGCGTGCAGTCCTTCATCAACAGGAGACCGCCGGAGGAAGCCGCCAGTGTCGCGAGCCCGGATATCGTGGTCGAGGTGGACTGCACGTTGTTGATGAACGAACAGCCCTCGAACTTCTGCCAGCGGTCGAGTGCCGCGGCGGCAGAAGTGATGATGCCGAGGGGCGTCGCCGCCGATGTCTGGAACGGGAAAGTGCAACCCAGGAAAATGTTGCGCGCAGTCCCGCTGGCAAACTCGATCGAGGCATTCGCCGCCGATCGCGTGACCGTGTCAACGCCGATAACGCAGTTGTAGAAGGTGTTTTCGCCGCTGCCCGTGATCTTGAGCACACGTGCGCCGGCAGCCCCGGCGGACGCCGCGTCTGCCAGGCCCTGGATGTTGACGTTCTGGTACGCATTGCGACCTCCGGAATCCTGCCACGCAACCATCGTCGTGCTGCCGGTCGAGAACCCGCAGTAGATATCGAGGTTGGAGAACAGGCAGCCGGCGCCGGTCACGTTGACGAAGACATTCGCCCCGAAGGTCGAAGCCGTATAGGTGCCGGTGGGCGGAGCAATGCGGGCACGCTGGCCGACCTGCGTCGGAGCGCACACACCAACGAGGTGGGTCGCGTTCTTGGACCACGTCAGCGTGCCGGTGGTAGCGGTGCTGTCGATGGCCTGCGCGTTCGCGAGCGAGAGGCGCGCGGTGCCGGACGACTGTCCGTTGCCGACGAGGATGACGACATCGTTGTTGCCGTCGGTGCAGCGTCGGTGTGCCTCGTAGAGCGTGGCCAGCGGGGATTCGGCGCTGCCTTCGTTGCCGTCGGCACCGCTCGCCGGATCCACGAAATAGTAGTTTCCGGTAAACGGAACGCCGCTGATGCTGCCGAGGACCGGCACACCAAAGCTGGAAACGCCATTGGGGAAATTGGTCAAAGTCATGGGAATGTCCCTCTGTGAGGGGCATCCAAACCAACTGCTGTTATCCGCAGGGCTTTCCGGTCTGCGCCTTGTCGCCCGTCGTCGTCTATATCAGGCTTCTGGCGGGGTGGAAAGAGGAGCTTTAGCCCCGGCAGTTCCCGCAGACACCATTCACGAGATCGACCGTTACCGCGCCGCACACGGTACAGGCTGCCGCTGCCTTCGGCTCCCGCTTCGGAGCAGGTGCCTGAGCAGGTGCCGGAGCAGGTGCGGGCTCAGACTTCTTCTTCTTGGCTGCCATGTCTCTTATCCTTGTTGACCGCGCATTGCTTATCAGAACTGCGCGGTCTTGGTCCAGAGCCAGTAGCGGTGCCCTACTCCTTTCACCAAGCTCAACCCCTGCCCGCGAGCCCATTGCTGCTGCGTCAGGCCGCTTGGCGGGTTCTGCAATGCTTCCCGTGCGACCTTCCGGCTGCCGTCGGTATACCAGATATCCGGGCTTGTCGTGTGGTCGAGCACGAAACCATTTTGAGCGTACACTTCACCGTTGCCCCATCGCAGATCACAGAAGGATCCTATCCGATCCGGCCCGTGCTCTCGAATGAAAGCTCGGAGCAACCGGCTGAAGCCGCCTTGGACGCGCCCCCTCGACGCGAAGCGCATAAGCTCCCACGCCGAGTTGCCAAATCTAGGCTTTCCAAAGGTCATGCAGGCAACCATCCGCGCGCCGTCGAACAATCCGTAAGCATATAGCGGGTGTTTTCCAGCGCCTTGCGTGTGGACCTCGTCGAAGAAATCGCGCTGCTCGGCGCACGTGACAGGCCGCAACAGGCACGATCGCGCGGCGGTCTTGTCCGAGGCACCGAATATCGCGCGCAATCTTTCCTCGACCGCCGTTCGGCGCTCAAGCCACTCAAAATCGAATATCTGCAAAAGGCGGACACCTGCGCGCTCGGCCCGCTCCCACTTCTCCCGGTGCTTGTTTCCCACGCGCTCGTAAGTATGCCAGTACGATCCGTTGTACTCGATGCCTATCCCGACGTCCGGCGCCCACACATCGATGTGCATGCCTCCTAGGACGGTTCGGTTATCGTGTTCGATGCGAACGCCCAAACCCTCTACAAAACAGGCAACATCTCTCTGCGTGTGCGTCCCCTTCGCCCCGCATCGGTAGCAGCCATGGCCCGCCAGATGCGAATACGCCTTTTGCTCGAATTCGCCGTGCTTCGAGCACAGCAGCAAGGCGGTATCGTGCGCCTCCTCGGGTGCCTTGAGGATCGCATACCTGCCGCCGTGAACCTGCGCGGCGCGTTCGGCGAAGGTTTCCTTGAAATCATCGTTGCGTATTTTCCCGAGCGCTTTGCGCCGATCCTCCCAGCAACGCGGGCACCCCTCGCCTGCCTGGTGATTCAGCGGTTTCTGGAGGAAAGAGCCGTGCGTCCGGCACACGATTTCAACAGGTGTGTGGCTGTTCACGTACTCGACGCGGGAGTAGTCGTAGACGTCACCGTGCTTGGCGCGAAAGGCTTCGAGCCAGTTCGTCTTGCGCCGTTTGTCAGCCTTCGCCTTGGCGCCGCAATCCGGGCATCCTTGTCCGTTCATGTGGTTGGCGGGTTGCTGCACGAAGAACCGCTCATGCACGTTGCACCAGATCGGCACCTTGACGCGGCTGCCGTTCCACGCGGCTGCGGTCTCCGGACGCCGATAGTCCAGATTACGGTGCTTCTCGTTCCGGTGGTCGCTGAAATCCGTGCATCTGGCGATCCACGTTTCAAGAGTTAGTTTGTGGGGTTGGTCCGTCCGCGCCATGTCTAAGTGCGTAGCTAAATAGCCTTCGGGCGTCAACCGCGAAAAGAAGGGCGCTGCGAGTGATCGCAGCGCCCTCAGGAGTGTGCGGATAAATCAGAAAGTTAGCTCAGAGGCCCGCCGTTCCGTAGATACCACGGGGATCAGTCCACCCGAACGCAAAGCGTTCGCTCGACTTATAACGCATGGAGTCGGTGTCGAAATCACCTTCCATGCTCTTTTCGAGCTTGCGCCGCATGGCGAGTTTGATGCCCTCAGGCGCGTTCGTGGTGATGAACCACGAGGTGGTCGACGTGATGCGCGAGATGATCGCCGCCTCCGAATCCAGCATCCCCATCGACTTGACGGGGTTGATGTCGTTGTTGGCGGTGCCGGCGCGCAGCACGCTCTTGAGCAGGACCTCTGCCTGGAACATGTTGCTCGGCCCGGTGACGATCTGCTTCGGGCGAAGATTGATCTTCTTGCCGTTGGCGTCAGTCGCGTTGCGGATCTGGATCAGCAGCTGCTCGAGGCTCGTCTGCGACAGATTGGCCGCGGTCGTGAGCTGGTTCGAGTAGGTGCCCGTCACCATCGGGTGAGAGGCGTTGACCAGCGACACGCCATCGCCGCCCCGGTAGTTCGCGTTGAAGGCGTAGTTGAGGACGTTCGCCCCCAGCAGTTCCTTCGTCTCGATCTGGGACTGCGCGAGATTGCGCGACATGATCTGGCCGATCCGGATGTGGTCGCCATCCTCGACAAGGACCTTGGTAAGCGCGAACGCCATACCGTACACCTTGTAGACGTAGCGCTGAACGAACAGTTCGCCGCCAGACTGGTAGGTGAAGGGCGTACCGTCCGGAACTTCCGGCGCCGCGCCGAAGCCGTAGAGCACGGGCTCCTCGTGATACGCACGGGCAATGCCGTTGAACTCACGAGCGAACTTCGACCATTCGTCTTCCCGCAGGTCGTAAACGCCGTCGAATTCCTCGTTGAGGATCGGGGCGACAATGTCGCGGAAATCGGTTGAACGCATGGGGGATGCCATTGTCAGTGTCCTCCCTTAGACAGCAGCAACGTCAGCGACGAACTGGTGTTCGGCGATCTGAACTTGCGCGATGACATAGGTATCACCCCAGTCGTTGTTGATGTAGGACGCCTTGTTGACAAGACGCAGGCTCGCGTTGGCGGCGCTCGAAGCGACGTCCAGCATGAGCTGCGACAGGCCAGTGGTGGTCGACCCGGCGGTGATAGTCGTGAAGTCGTACTGCTTCCCGATATCAGTGAGAGCCAGCGCCGCGTTGGACTGGATCTCGTAGGTGATCAGCGGATCCTCGGTCGTGTAGGCCACGATGTCGGTCGCTGCGGTGTTGGCGATCCACTGGTTGGAGTAGATGCGCTTGCCAAGGGTGTCGGTATATTCGACGCCTTGGAAGGTGCCGATGAAGCGATCGTTGATGGCCGCCGCTTCGATGTACCCGTTTGTGCCAATCTTGATCGGCTGGTTCTGGAGAATTCCCGACGTATAGCCGGTAACGATAGTGTACGCAGACGGGCGCACGACGCCCGACTGGTGCAGCGCGGGTCGAAGCCCGAACGGTGCGGAAGTCGAAGACATGGTTTTAGACCCTGAAAACGAGTTGTAACCAACCCGTTCCGTCGGGATACGTCGCTAGACGAAATCCTCGGGAGCGGGAGCGTGAGAACGCTGCAGGTCCGCAAGTCCGTCGATCCCTTCGCCTACGTCGGTCGTGATGCGCCCGCCCTTGCTGGCAGCCTCCTCCTTGTAGCCCTCGATACGCGCGGTAAGCGCCTCGACGGCCTCATTGGGCTGCTCGTGGTGGGAGATGCGCATGTAGCCCCGGTAAAGGCTTTCGGGAATCTTCGCGGCTACCATCTCGTTGACCCCGATGCACCCGGCATATTCGCCGGTCTTGATCGAGATATGGCTGAAACCGGGCACTTCTTCGGCACGAATGAGTTCGTAGCCGAGGCGCATCCGTTTGTGGATCGTGTCCCCACCCTGGTAATTGGTGGTCAGCCAGCAACAGTGGAAGCCGGGAATTTCCGGCAAATTCGGAAGTGCATCGTTATATAGCTCGCGGCGGAACATATTCAGTCGCTCGTCATCAGTCAGCGTGCGATCCTCGGTAAGACGGCGGTCTTCCGCGGCACGCGGCTTGCGCGCAACACTAAGGTCCTGGCGAATGCGGTCGTCGGTCTTGTCAGTCATTGTCCGCCCCTGTCATCGAGCCGAAGTCTGGCGACTTTGATCGGCGTACCGCTTGAGCACTCGGTTCCTTTTGACAGGATCATCCCAGTACCCGGCATCGATCATAGCCTGCTTCTGCTCAGGTGTCACGTATATCTGCTGCTTGCCGCTGCCCCCGACTGTTTCGCGGGTCATGCCGGTCGGTGGAGCGCGGCGTTTAGGCGGCGCATCCCGGCGCTGCGGAGCCACATCGTCGTCATCGTCGTCATCGCCCCCGCGCGTACTGAAATAGATGTTGGTGCGCCGTGTCAGTTCACGCCAGTAGTCGGGCGTAGCCGGATCGAAGCCATCACGTGCGACTTGCGCGTCGATGGTCCGGACGATCTGGCTGTCGGAATTGGTGCCGTCGTACCAATCCTTGTTGGCGTCGATCCAGTCCTGCTTGTGCCTGGCGACGCGCGCATCCGCGGGCTGCGCCTGCGCAGCCTGCTCGCGCAAAGACACGACCTGCGTTTTCGCGTTCCTGAAATGGTTGATCTTTTCGCGCGCCTCGTCGCGAATACGCATGGCCAACCGGGCGTCTTCGCCGTTGCCGGCCTCGATTGCCTTCCCGACGATCTCGTCGGCCTGCTCGAACTGCCTCTGCGCCTCGGCCATCTGCTGGTCTATGCTACTCTCGCTGTGCGAGAACGACACGCCTTTGAGCGCCTCGACCTCTCCGCGCAGCGTCGTGATCTGCTGCAGCAGGAAATCTTCGCGAGCCCGCGTCTCGTCGATGGCGCTACGCCGGCGCCGGCGCTTCTTGAGACGGCGTTTCTTGGCGTAGGACATGTCCCCGCCGTCTGAATCGCCCTCATCATCGCCCTCGTCGATCGCTGCGCGGCGCTCGTCGTCTTCGTCCTCGTCCGCGCCGTCATCGCCGGTATCGACGGGCTTTTTGTCGTCCGCCACTTCTTCGGGCGGGTTTTCTAGAACCTCGAATTCTTCCTCGGTTCCCTGTTTTTCCTGTTCGTTGGCCATTGTCGCCCCCTACACCCTTAAATGAAAGCCTTTACCGCGAGCGGATCACCTGTGACCTTCGCGATGAGATCGGTATCGCGGAACAGAATGAAAATGACCTCGATACCGTCCGCGTCGGTAACACTGAACCTGTCGCCGCCGTACTTGGGCACGCGCACAAAATCACCCTCGCCGACCCACGCTCCTTCGGGCCACGCGGTGAGATCGTCGATTTTCTTGAAGGCGACCGGGCCGACGGCGCGCACGATCGCTATCTGCGTGTTCCATGTCTCCGTATCGCGGGTGTCGCTCGGCAGGATGATGCCGCCGGAGGTCTTCGCTTTCGGCTTGCGGAGCTGAACCAGCACACGCTGCCCAAGCGGCTGGATCCCGTGGTCAATTTGCGGAAAAGCCTCCGCCAAGCCGCCTTCGTAGGTGAATTTCACCTGGTTGAAAGAATGTGTGTACTCGCTCATCGCACCCTACCTGCTGCGTTCTCTCCGGTCCTGCTCGTCAAGCAGTTCCCTGATTAGTTGTTCGCCTCGCTCAAGGCCCCGGAACATGCCGATCTGGACACCGACTGCAAAAGCGTCTCCGGACGACAATCGCATGGTCTCCAGCGCGACGTTATTCCTTTCGGCCTTGAGCTTGGCAATCAGTTGTTCGATCACTTGCTACTGCCGTTCCCTGGGCGCGGCTTGCCTGTGGCGGCCATCCGCTTGTGCTGGTTAACGGCGTCCTCGCTGTACGGGCCCGGTTTCACGCCCGGGCTTGGTTTATCGGCCATTGGTCGTCTCCTCGTTGTGAAGTTTTTCGCGCAGCGCATAGCCCATGAGTGGCCAGAGCTGGCGGACGGCGTCCTCGTAGGCCAGCTTGCGGCCAAGTTCGGCGTCGAAGTTGTCGGCGCTCGCCGGCGCGCTCTTGCCGATGATCGTGAAGCCGTTACGGGTCACGATCAGGCAGACGGTAAGCACAGCGAGCGACGCCGGGGTATCGTTGGTGTCGTACACACCGTGCAGCCAGCCATAGCTCCCGAGAGCCTGGACAGCTTCCTCGGCGGTGAATGAGGCATGGAACGCAATATTCGCCTCGATGTCGGTGAGCGACACGCGAGGCGCGGTCCGACCTTCAGCGCACTCGGCTTCGGTCGCGATCAGAGATTCAGTTTGCATGGTTCACCCTTCTTTCTTCGCCTGTTTAACCTCTCGGGTTGGGGCCTGAACCCCCACCCGACGACATGGCTACGCGCTGGCCCGAGGTGATCTCGGCCGACGCGATGGTCGCAGCCGTCGCGTTGTCGTCGTCGTTGATCTGCTTGCGAACCTGCAACTCGGCCATCTTGCGCTGGTTCTCGCCGGCCTGCCGCATCTGCTCGGTCTCGATCTCGGTCTTGTTGTCGAGCGCGTTGGATTGCGCCGCCTGATTGACTTTGGCCATGGCGGCCTCGGTGCGCGGGTCGATCTGCGGCTTGGGCGCAAACTGCGCCAGGACCTGCTGCGCCTGCTGTATGATCTGCGGGAGTTGCGCGAACTGTTGCTGCCCTTGGTTGACCGCGATCTGCGTGGCTTCCGCGAGCATCCGATCCAGAGCGCGGCGGCTCTCATGATCGTCTTTGATGCCCTTCATTTCGTCCCCGAGATCCTTGCCGAGCACTTCGCTCGCGACCTTGAACACGGTCGACGCGTACCACCAACTGACGTGCTCGTTGATGTGGTTGAGCATGATCGGCAGAAATACCGGCGCGGACAGCGGATTCATCCCGAAAGTCGGGCTGAGCATGAACGCAATGTGGGTCGTCAGATGCGCGAGGTGATCCTGCTCCGGGAACGCATTGACCGCCCGGCCTACGGTAGCCGCGACGTTCTCGTTGACCGCGTTCTGCTCCTTGGGCTGGACCGCCGGCACCAGCAGGTTCTCGGCATCGGGTATCTTGAGCGTGGCGAGGATGAATTCCTCTACCTTGCGGGCGTCGTACAGGTCCGGGCGCTCGGCCGCGCGCTGGCCAATGGCCTGCCCCTGCATGACCCGTTGGGTTTCGGAGAAGATATTGGGATCGCTGACCGGGACAACATCCAGCGGACCCTCGAAGTCGGCGCGCGTTGCCAGTTCCTCACCCAGCTCGCTCTCGATCTTCTCGTCGTCGAGGTACATGCCGTTGAGACGGTGCAGAATGCCGAGCATGCGCTGCATGGCGTCGTGCAGACGCCCGTGAATGGCCCGGTAGACAACCATGGCCTGCTCGAGGCGCGCCAGCGTAGTGCCGACGGGCACGTCCGCGCGCTGCTCGGCCATGTCCTCGAAAGTCGTGCGCACCACGCCCTGCGCAGCGTCGACGATGAAGCCGAGCAACTGGAACAGCGTGCCGGACGGTTGGTTGTACGGCATCGGCATGAACAGCTTGCGGATGTCGTCGTTGACGAGGCCGCCATCGATCTCGACGATCTCGCCAGGCAGCGGCGCGACATCCTGGCCGCCGCGGGTGACGCCCTTGAGCTTCATGCCGGAAGGCGTGTTCTGGATGTGCGCAGCGTCGAGCAGCGCGCGCAGCGCTCCGGTTGCAGCCGTGCTGAGGCCGCCGATCATGTGCGGCAGGCCGATTGGGTAGGCGCCGCGCCACGGCACGAACGGGAATTCCACGAACCACTGCAGTTCCTCGCTGCTGTCGTCGAGTTCATCCCAGTTGCGGTAGATCGACAGCACCTTGCCGGACGTCTTGTCGATCGTGATGATGTACGGCTTGGCCTCGTCGTCCTCGCCTATGTCACCGAAGTCGCCCTCGCGGTGATAGTGTTCGGCCGACAGCGAGCACAGCGCGTAGATCTCGTAGACCTCGCGCAGCCCGTCCTCGTTGTAGCTGGTGTCCTCGCGCCCCTCGATCTTGTCGTTGGCCTGCGCCGCATCGGTCTGGTCCGGCATCAGCGAGACGGCGCTCAGTCGTATGTCCCGGTACTCGCCGGCGCGGATGCGCTGCTCGAAGTCGACGCGCGTCAGGTACTGGACATGGGTCTTGCGCTGCGCCGAGTAGAAGCTGGACGCGGCGTAGGGCAGCAGCATGTCGTCGATGGCGACGAACAGGAAACTGGGGCGGTTGCGCCCCTCGTTCCACGACAGCTTGAGATACTGCGCGCCGCCCATCGGCACCTGCGTCAGCATCTGCTCGATCTCGCTGCGCGCTTCCGGGCACTGCGTGGTCAACTGCCAGTTCATCAGCGCGCGCTTGCGTTTGGCCTTGCGCACTTTCTCGGGCGATATGTCGCCGGGAATGGAATCCTTGACCGGTCCTTCCGGCGGGAACAGTTCGCGGATAGACCGTGCGGCGAAGTCGACCGTCGCCGACACCAGCATGGGATGCACGACCTTGGACGCACCCTCGAAAGTTGCGCCACCCGGGGCGTCGTCGCCGAGACCGGTACGCCGCAGCCCCTCGGCATACTGCTCGTCGCGGCGTTTGCGGGACTGCCGGTCGCGCTCGATCAGGTCGGTAAAGTAGGTGGCCAGGCGGTCGAGTTCGCCTTCCGGCATGTCCTCGGCCAGGTTGGCGTAGAAGTCCTCGGACCGCTGCCGTCGATCGCCGACAGTGACGAGGGCGCCGCCGTCGTCGGTGTCCTCGACGTCGACATCCTCGTCGTCGAGGTCGATGTACTCGCCATCGGCGATGTCGTCCTTGCGGTCCTCGTCCTCATCCATCAGTCGCCGGCCCCCGTTGCGAAGACCTGTGCGTATACCGCAGTCGGCGCGTCATGGATAGCCACAGGCCCTCAATCCTCCAGCAGCTTGAAATGCCCGGCCGTCAGCAACCCCAGCGCGGTGTGGATGTCGGGGGTTGCGTTGACGAAGTGGGTCCGCGTGTTGCCGTCCGGCAGGCGCTCCCGGTAGACGCACATCAGCGCATCGGCCCTGGTCTTGCCACTGTCGAGGTCGCGCAGCAGGCTGATCAGCGCGTCACGCGGCGTCCACAAGCGGCAGTCGTCCTCCCGATCCGCTCTCGCCTCGGCAATACTGACAGGGTAGTTCGTGAAACCGCCCGGCGCCAGCGCGCTGTCCTCGGACCGCTCAGACATACGCTTCTCGCGGCACGCTGACGCCGGCCGGCTCGCGATGCTGCGGCACCATGCTGT